GGATATGAAAATATACACTTGTTTGTACTTAGCGTATAACTGTTGGTTGGAGTTATAAAATTAGCTGGTTCTGAATAATTAAGAATATCGTTTTCGTCATAGCCTCTAACAAGTATCGTACCGTCCTCAATCGTTCCGTCAAGAGCTTTGTTCAACAACACACCGCCAATGAGTGTGTTGGTTCCAGATACATTTAATATCTGGGCTATGTACATCATAACGATGTTTCTTATCCATTCTTCACTTGCCCCAGATTCTGAAGAAACGAGCAGTTCCCACCCGCTACTCTTGCGTATATATATTGATTCTGGATCAAGCACAAACGCTATCTTGCCATAATCTGGAAGATCGGACGGCGTGGGAAAAATGCCCGCAATACCCGTGGCGTAGCGAACAAATACATTAAATTCGCCCCTATTTTGATCTATGAGGTTGCGAAATAGTTTCTTTGTATTCAAGGTTTAAACCTCCGTGTGTTATCTAATAAACGTAACTCTGAATTGTACATATCTATCTTTTGAAGCTACGTCTATTCCGTTCGCCGTGCTTAACCAATCGTCCGGCGAAACCATTGCGTCTGTTGGATATAGGTAGTAACTTTCATCTCCACTTGATACAGCTCCTATGCTGGAAGCTGATGCACTTATAGAATTGGATATTCTATATTCTATTTGTTTGGGTGCTATCATATCTATATCTACCCTTGTATCTCCAGATTCATCAGCTGTCCATCCATAATACATACTGATGGGCGATTCTTTTAAATCAATGACAGGACTTAACCATGTTCCGGTTGGGTGATAGGTTGTATATGTTTCATCGATATTAACTCCCGCAGTAACAGTACCTGGTTCTGAATCTGTCATTTTATTGTCGTTGGCGTTGTATCTTGTCAATCTAAAGGTTCCGGTATTGGACAACGTAATTTCTGAATTATCGGAACGCTTTTTGAACTGAAATCTTATGTAATGATCTGTTGTTAAATTAACAGAACCATCCGTTACCAAAGCTGGTGATTCTCCGCTGTCATCATATACCCAGTAGTATAAGATGTTGTAACTGTTGTCGGTTATTGCAAAATCCTCTATTGCAACTTCTCCGCTGGAAACACCAAATTCAGAGAGGATGCTTGATGTTATTGCTAGATCAATAACGGGCGCCGTTTCGCTTGAACTTGCCGTTGCGCCGAATTCTATATATGGAATGTCTCCTGGTCTATCCAAAACCACCGTCTGGTTATTTGAGTTATAAGCTGTGTTGGTAAAACTATTGCTATCCAGTGAAAAATTACTTCCTTCTATAGTCAGTGTGACTGTTTCTGCCATTTTAATATACCTCCTGTACGTTCATCGCTCACTGTTAGAAATAACATCAATAAATGTATGCTGTGTTGTTAAAAACAATCACAATGGGTTTTCCTGCGGACTTTAACATGTATAGAGGTGAATCTGGATTGTCAAGCATATTTACAAGCTTGTCTTTGTCAGCTTTAGTCGAGGCCTTTAATATTACTCCTCTGGAGTTGGTAGCTCGCGCGATATCCCATCTCATGCCATTGTATTGACCGATAACAGCGTCTGTTTCTCCATCAACCAGCGTGTATGAATAGCTGTTTGATGACGGCTGTCTAACGTCAATACTGCCGAGATAGCTACCGCTTTCACCTCCAAAGAGTATTTTGTGTTCATTTTCAGGCACTGCTACCGCAGATATGGTGCTTGTTATGCATGGTGGTTCGTATGCCTGCGCCTGAAGTGTAGAACTTATTGAGTTTGTAGCCATAGAATTCACTTCGATTGTTCCTGTCAGTGACTGTTTTTTTAGTGTGGATACCCTTATTCGCTTTCTTATTGTGGTCGGAGTTATTATTACTCCCATGGCATCCAGCGAAGATGTTATAAATTTACTTGTAAATAATCCTGAACTTGCTGATATATTCACTGTTGTTGTTGCGCTGTCAGGAATTTGTTTGATAGCTTCAATTTGTGTAGAAGCATTTACAGTTGTTTCTAATGCCAAAGATGTTGCTTTAAAACCGTTTCCTTCAGTAGATGTAACAATGTTTGTTTCAGATTGGTTCGATATTTGTTTGTAACCATTTGTTTCACAAGTTGCATTTACATTGGTAGTATTGCCGAGTTCTACATCTTTACTTACACTGCTTGTGGTGGATACTCCAACATTTGTTTCTGAGCCTAAAGAAATATGTTTATAACCATCTGCGTCTGTGGTTGTGTTAACAGTAGCTTCGCCAGCACGGCTTGAAGATTCTGAATATTCTGATTCGCTAGAAACAACAATTTCCGTCTGTGCACTTTGAGAAACTGTCTTAAATACATCTGAGGTCGAAGAAATATTCACTGTTGTCTCTGATTCATCGACTATTATTTTTTGTCCAAATATTTCTGGTGTTACGTATACAGTTGTTTCGGAATCGTTGTCCGTTTGTTTTGACCCGTTTCCAGATGTATCAATGGTTACAACAGCTGATTTACCTACAGTTGGATTTTTATATTCAGCGGTTTCGGAACTTACAAATATATCGGTTTCATTAAAATTGATTATCTTCTTTTGCCCGTTTTTTTCTGTGTTTACAAGGACACTTGTTTCACTGCTATCTGTAATTTCTTTTTGTACAGAGCTTTCTGTACTTGTTATGACAGAAGTTTCAGCACCAGCAGAAACATACTTTGTAGCAGCATATTCAGTAGAAATTACCACTGCCGTTTGTGCAGAACGTGTATATAGTGATTCTGTGGAAACATTTATTTGTGTGTCTGAACCGTTAGATACATATTTTTTAACAGAGCTTTCAGTAGAGGTAGCAACCTGTGTTTCAGCACCAGCAAAAGCGGTTTTATAACCAGACATTTCTGTTGTTGCATAAACATCGGTGTCAGAACCAAGCGATACTTGTTTTTCACCGTAACCTTTTGTAGAAACAAAAACAATTGTTCCGCCAGTGTAATATTCAGATTCGGTATTGACAGAGATATCGGTTTCTGCAAAATCCGACACGGATTTTTTGGGTGTTCCTGAAGCTTGTACGTCTACAGTTGTTTCAGAACCAATAAAATTACTTTTGTAACCGTCCCATTCTGAAGCGACGTTAATAGAGGCTTCATTACTATTTTCAATAGATTTTATTAGTCCTGCTTCGGTAGATATTGATATATTTGTTTCGGAGTTATTTGAAATTGATTTATAGCCATTAATTTCTGTCGTTGCAAGGGTTTCAGTTTCAATACTGTCAGCTGTAAATTTCTTGACAGATGATTCGCTGTTTGCTGTTACTGAAGTCTCAGCACCTACAGAAACTGATTTGGTTGCAGCTTGCTCTGTGCTTATAATTACACTTGTATCTGCACCACGTTTTTCCAGCTTTGTATATGCTGTTTGTGTACTTGTTGTAATACTTGTTTCAGCACCAGCAGATACACTCTTGTAACCATCTATCTCTGTTATGGTAATTACATTAGCTTCATTACCAACAGTTGCTGTTTTATAAAAATCATGCTCGGTTGAAGTTACTACATTGGTGTCTTTTCCAAGTGAAGTAGTTTTTAAACCAGAACGTTCAGTAGCTGCTGTTATTTCTGTTTCATTAGCCAATGATATTATTTTATAACTATTAGCTTCGGTACTGATGTAAGTATGTGTTTCCTGACTGTTTGAAGATGATTTTTGAATGTCTGATTCTGTATCTATTATAACTGATGTTTCATTGCTATCTGATATTTTCTTAAAACCATCAATTTCAGGAGCAATTAGTACACTTGTTTCAACATTAAGCTGTGTAGATTTTTCTACACCACTTTCAACAGAAGCATTTACTTGTGTTTCTGAGCTGTCTGATATTTCTTTTTGGAAGGAATATTCTGTATTGATATTAACATTTGCATCAATGCCAATATCTGTTGATTTATAAAAATCACTTTCCGTTCCTGCTATTATTGTAGATTCTGCAGGAGGCGCACGAATTAGAATACTAAATTCATGCTGTGTGGATATGCTTACAGATGTTTCGGAATAGAGACTTGTCGATTTACCAACAGAGCTTTCGGTACCAACAGAAACTGTTGTCTGAGCACCAAGTGAAATACCTTTGTACCCAGATATTTCTACAGAGGCGCTGATATTTGTTTCAGAACCAGCTGATTCTACTTGAAGAGCTAGTCCGTTAAATTCTATTTGGTTAAAATTAGCTCTATTGGTAAACACTTATAAGACCTCGTTTGTGTTTTTAGTTTTCGTTAGTTGTATTTACTTGATGTCTATTAGTGAACATCCACCTAACCCCTTATATGGTTGTAACCACGCATTGTATTGCGTGTTCACTAATTTATTACATATTAGTCAATTGTTATATTCATTATTCTTGTAGTTCCCACAATCTACCTTCATACTCTTCTGGATTCCGGACATTACCATCTACTAAAGACTTATATGTTTTACCTTTGTAAGAAACCATATCACCAGCATTGTAACAATCATGAGCTCCTGTTGGTTGAACCCAGTCTGATATTCCAGTTGTATAAACAGCAAATAAGCTAACTGCTCTTTCTGGAGTCCAGTCTGATTGTGAAGTGTGAGCTTGTAAAACCTTGTAAAGCTTTTCATTATACTTCACTATGTTACCTGCTGAATAAGCAATTCCAGCTTTCCATTCATCTATGAAGGATTCATATTCATAAACTTCGCTTCCTGAAATTTCACCATTTGCTATCTGGTCATTTACATTCTTTTTGATAATCTTTTTTACCGCTCTATCCTGTAATTCTTCTTCTGTTATCTGTGGTGGCAATATTTCCTCAAGTGTATAAACGGCTTCAACTCTATCTGGGTAAATATCAAAACCAGTTCTAACAGGTCTATGAGTTTCGCTGTTATAAGCAGGAATATTATCTATCAGAGGTAACCAGCCTTCAGCAAGTAAAGTTTCTTCAGGCAACAAATGATAATTGGAAACCCATCTACCATCGCTTAGTTGTCCTGTTTTGGGTAATCCTTTCTTTACAACTTCATTATTCTCAACTAATACATACATCTATATCACTCTCCGTTTACTCTAATTTCAAAATTATCAATCTATTTGCTATCATAATTACACCTTCCAATTCTTTATATTAATCTAACTGAGTATAATTTACTGGCAGAGTAGGGGTATGATGATCGTGTAAGTACATAAATATACTTTGAGCTATTGAATGAAGATATGTCCAAAGTTATAGTATAAAGTTGATTAACAACATTATCTATTCTTTCTTCTGCGTCAAACGTACTATCAAGGGTTGACATATTACTATAAGTACTTATGGCTACTTTAATCCAATTAGTACATTCAGCCCTAATATTTCCAATCATAACTGCTTCTACACTATTATAATTTTCAAGAGAGTATTGTGCTGCTGTAACTACCCAAGCCGAAGCTCTTGCATACATATAAATATAATCTTCTTCTTTAGTACAACCATCAGGAGCATCTAAATTATCATTGCCTTCACCATAATAATAAATATATGAAGAAGGTTTTTTCTTCATTCTCAATCTATCGGCTATCATTAGAAATCACTTCCTGAAAGCCAGCCATACCAAGTTGTTCCACCGTCAGTTGTTATAAACGTTAGGATATAAAGAATTGAAACAGTTGATAAATCTGGGACTGACCCGCCTTCCCATTTAACGCTTGCTGGAAATGTAACAGTTCTCGCTGTACTGTCTTGATTTAGCATAAGTGTGAACGAACCTGCTGTTCCACTTGCGGGTGGGTTGGAGAATGTAAATGTTGTATCAGCATTAAGCGTTATGGTATGAATATTTCCATCCTGCATATCACAGGTTATTGAACCGCCAGTTGTACCATGAGCTTTAATTTCCTCTCCATAGTCTTTTATAACTGGTTTACCTATTATTTTGTCATTTGCGTCTAAGTTTCCTCCAAGTTGTGGAGTAGTGTCGTCTGATACTTCAGTTATATATGTTTCAGAATGATGTGTATTATCATGGCTTGTTGGTGTTCTGGCATCACTTAACCTACTATCATCATTAGTTACATAGACATTTGTACTACTCGGTGTTCCAGTTCCAGCTAAAGCGTCTTTCTCATCACTTGTTGGAAATCTACTATCTGTGCTTTCTGCTTTAGATGTCCAAGGAGTAGTACCATCATCCAATTTGGCTGCCCTAAGGTTATCTACCTCTGCCTGTGTGAAATCATCGGCAGCTATTGTGCTTGAATAAGCAATATCGGTATTTGGAACATTGCCCAATCCAACGTCGCTCTTGGTAACGTTATGAGGGTTACCGGTTGTTGTACCTATATGTGATGATATATTACTTTCAGCTGTATCAAGACGCCCTTCTACTTCATCTATGGCTGTCTGAGCGTTAGTGGCAGTTAATCCAGAAGTTGTGTTATCGTAGCTGGCTTGAGTTGATGTAACACTGTGAGGATTGCTTGTGTCTCCAGTATGACTGGAAAGGTTTGACGCTGTTGCAAAATGAGTAGCTTCGTTACCATCTAGTGTATCTGCATCTAAACCATTACCTGTGCCCTCATCAGCTGTGGTGAGCAACCTGTAATAATTTGTACCGTCTTCCGTCATTTCCCAGTAATTGCTTGTTTCATTCCATCTCAATAGGACATTTGAAGAGTCTCCTCTTGAAACTTCTATTCCGGCATGTTCGGTAGGAGTTCCGGAAGTAAAATTTGAATTCAAAACCATTACATTGTCAGCAATTTCTAATGTTTCTGCATTAACGATAGTTTCAGTACCATTAACTGTTAAATTGCCATCTATAACAAGATCGTTCACGACATTACCACTGGCCATTGTTATTGCTCCAGCGCTAAATCCACCGCTTGAATCTCTCTTGACAATCATATTGGCTGTGTTGGAATCGGTGGCATCGGAAATATTGGAACTTGTATGTGTATGTGAATTGTTAGCTACTGTCGCTGAAATAGATGCGTTGCTGCTACCATCAAACGAAGCAGAACCAGAAACGTCTCCTGTCAACTCGATTGTTCTTGAAGTTTCTAGAGCTGAAGCCGTTGAGGCATTTCCGTTCAGTGCAGCTGTTATTGTTCCTGCGCTGAAGTTTCCGCTGGAGTCTCTTTTAACTATCTTGTCCGCTGTATTAGAACTGTCTACGTCAGAGTCGCTGATAAGTTCATCATACTGTCCTGCAGTACCAAACAGTCCGACCTTCATACCAGCATCCCACGATTGAGCTGTTGTGTCTTCCATTCCGCGTGTTACAGTGAATGTAGTTCCATCAACGGCTGAAACTTCAACTATCTCTCCATTTTCAGGATATCTTTCATATATAGTACATCTAAAAGGCGCTGCCGGAAATTCGGAAGCGTCCTGTATTGTAAGCGTAGTATCAACATCAGATATTCCAGCAGCTAACGTAGAATTAGCATTATTGGCTGAATTGAGTCTTGGCATTAAATCACCTCAAAGAAAGAAAGGCAGAATGGGGGCGTTGCAGCCCCCGTTATGTCATTATGTTGCGCTGTGAACAATACCTGTTGACGCAGCGATTATTGTAAATTCACCATCGTTTTCAAACGATTCGGGTGTGGCGAAATCTGCTCCGCCATAGTTTGTTACTTCTTCAGAATCGTATGCTCTCCAGCCTTTGACAGTTGTTCCAGCCGGTACACTAAATGTAAGGTCTGAACCTGGTCTTATAGTACCGTTGCTGGCTGCAGTCCAATTGGCTGCTTTAAGAGTATCGATTTTTGTGTCGGAATTATCGATGAGCATTATGTGTGTGGCTACTGCTCCTCCTGCGTCGGCAATTTCATTTAGATAATCTGTGTTCATTGCCACTAGAAATCACTCCTTGTTTATGTTTTGTTTATTTCAACAGGCTCAACTTGCCCGTTGTCCTTGAACCAGTAAAATTGGTCGTTTTCAATACCAGCTATTGTTTTTACGGTTTTGTAATTCCATCGATTGGAATAGCGAATATAATTTCTGTAAAAATGCACTGGTTTTCCTTTGAAAATATCAAGCTCAAATTCTTTGCCTGATGTGTGTCTCATCTTGAAACCAATTAAGTTGTCAAAATCTATATCCGTGTAATGTCTGTTTTCGTCCTGAACTATCTCTGCATCTGGATATACTTCAACCCATTTCCACTTCATTTAAGCCACCTCGTCATATACGAAATAAATATTTGTGCTGCCACCGGAATTAGTGGAACCATAAGGAAGAGCTAATTGCAAAACAAGAAAGTTGGAATATTCTCCCGTTGTGAGATTTCCGTCATCAGGAACCGTTATCGATACAGCTTCTGCTTCGGTCGTCGGGACAATAGAACCCTCTGCTACCGTACTGCCTGCTTCATCAGTATCTACAGGAGCCGTGTAGCTGTCCTTGGATTTCACCTGGGCATATAGTGTGGACCCGGGTATTAATTCGGTTGAATCAGTAAAGAAACGAATGTTATTTATATGAAGACTGGTATCTATGTCTGCAACATAGAATTGTATGTATCTTTCATAGCTGTAATTGGTTTCTCCTACCTGTGATGGAATTTGAATAGGATGGTCCGAAGGATTTACACCATCTGCGCCTACATCTGAAGACAGTAACGGAATGTTTAAAGCGTGTTTTTCTTCAACCGTTCCCGGTGCTGCTCCGTAGGTTATTCTTAACTGTACTGTTGCGGCCATATATGAAACGCCTCCTGATCGCTGTCTTGTTGATAACTCTCAATTTAGAAATAACAGCGAAGAGGAGGCGCCTCTTGGAAGGTTAAATGTCAGATTGCAGTGAGTTTGTACTCGTTAAAATTGTTTATGGTGGGTCTGAAATCGTAAGGAAGATAATTACTTGTGACAATGTTGCGTTTTGTCTTTATATTCACGCTGGTTGTAACTACATAATCGTTGGTTTTCATACGCACAAAACCGTCGTTGGAACAGCTCAGTACATTAATTCCGTCGCACTGAACAGAATGAACGTCTCTTGCATCAACCTTATACAGATTCTTTTCCAGTCTTCTTGCCGGAAGCTCAATAGTGATTGTTCTGCTTGTTGGGAGAATCTGAAGCATCTTTGTGGTTATGTTGTTTATAAATACATACCATGGTACCGTTGCATCGGCGGTATATAAATGGGTGAGTACGCCGGTTTTGTCCGGATCGGGTTTCACGTAAAGTTCCTGAGAGAGCCTGTAATTGCCGTTGTAACTGATTGTATAATCATCGTTTAGAGTTAAAGCTGGTTCAACACTCAACAACAATCGTGAACTTCGTGATAGTGTGGAATCCGGATAAGGGGCATAAATAACCTCATACGGCCTGTTTGTGTTTCTGAGATTGGTGTAGAGAAGTATATTGGACGTGTCATGAGTAACATAGTATTGTTTGTCATCTACTTCTTCTCCGCCCTTAACCATCTTCACAGCAGAGCGAATATCTTTTTCTTTTGTGTAGCTGAAAAGAGGCAGTTTCATAACATAAAACAACGGTTGTTCCGTATCTGGATGAAACACGTCCGTGGCCAGAATATTGGGATAATCAACCGAATCGGTTAATTGTACTTTGCTGTGGGTTGTAAACCATTCCTGATCAAAACTTAGCAGTTCCGTGTTCTTTAGTGAAGACGAATAGACATGTATTCTGTCGCCTTCATCTGAAAATCTATATCCTATTCTCATACAGCATCAAACTCCAGTGGTAGATATGTCTTGTGCAAACGCCCAGAATCCCTTCGAAAATAGCCTGAGAGCGTAGTTTGTAGTGAAACATAGGTTTTGGTACCTGCAAAGGGATAAACCTCATCTATATCCACACTCACGCTGTAATCGCCCTGTGGATTTTCGTCTATAATCAGCGGGCCGTATAAAAGCGGACTTAGTGTTTTAACAGAACCCGCATTGTCTACCTCGATCGTTCCTCTTGCTGGCACAACAACATCGTTGTCTTTAACCTGTGCGTTAAGGTAAAGATAACCATCTTCTCTATAAATTTCCGCCTCGAGTGTATAGGAAGGATCGGCATCAACAATTTCCGGTTTGAGATCGGCTTCCAACAGTCCAAAAACATAGTCCTTTATATTACTCATGCTTAACTCATCTGATGTGTCATAGACAATATATCCCGTCGCCGATTCAGAGAAATTAACCGTCTTTCCGTCAAAGGAATACAGTATCTCGTCCGTGAGTAAATAGAGATCATCTTGTATAACGAGATCTCTGTCGTAATCAGGAACGGTTGCTTCAAACACATCACCGTTGGGAGAAAAGCTTAGCGTAGCTTCACTCACCACATTGTCTTTGATATAACTTATCTCAAGACCTGATTGATCTTCATTAGCTGTCAGTGTGTTGCCCGAAAGCTTAACGTATTTGTTTTCGTCTCCTTGCGGCACTTTAATAAACTCGCTGGTTCCGTACACAAAAATGCCTGTGTCTGCAACATGATACTCTGGATTGTGAGTGGTACCGCTAAACGATTCTATCTGCAATTTATCAGAGACAATCACGGGATTATCGGCACCGTAAATAACTTTAGGAATAGGATCTTCGGACAGAATATCTATAATTCCCGGCTGACTGGTATCGGTTAAGTCCGTGACGGCGTGTTCCAATCCGCTGCGGATATGGTCGTAGTTTATAACAGTCAGTTCCGAATAGGTTACCTCTTTATCCATAGCGTCCAGAACCGCTGTTTGCTCATCGTCTGTTAGGGAATAAAGATCTTCCGTGGAAATGACTGTACAGTCTATACCCATTGCCTCTAAAGCTTTTGTTAGTGATTCCTCGCTATGCGTGGCGTTCTTGCTTAAAAAAAGCTCGCCTCTTATATTAAAATCAATTAAACTCTGGTGATACGAGCGGAACAGGCCCATCATCTGTTTTCTGTCATCTTCAGATGTCCATATAAGTGAGTGTTCAGGATTCAATGTGATAGTTACCCTGTCTGTTGCGGTTATGAAACTGTAATCATCTATGACATGGATACTGTCGTTGATAATTGTGTAGTAATCGTATCTGGCAGAATACAGTTTAAAACCGCTGTCGTATATTGCAAATCCACCCGGGACAACGATAAGATAATGTCCTGTTGTTGATATGGAAGATATCTGCGTGGGTGTTTGTTCATCGACAGAATGTTCCAGATCCAGATAATATAACCCGTCGTTTTGCAGGATAAAGAACATATCCGGGCTGTAAAAAAATCCTATGTTGCTGCCGGAAATACTTAAAGGCACGCGATAGACAACTTCTCCACAGCCACTCAAAAATCCTATTATTTCGTTAGTGCCGGTGTTCAAGTAGAACTTCACATATTCATTGCCGTTTACTGTATTGAATTGCAAATGTGGAGCTTCAAAGACTATTTGAGGTTGTTTGGGTATCCGGTCTATAGTCTCTTTATATGTGAACCTGCTGGGAAGAACGTTATCGAGGCTGGCTATGTTATCCAGCGTAATGTCATCACCCTTCAGAACATAGTTATCGCCAACCGGTTCTGCTTCGCTAACCAGAATCGTGTTGTCACACCACGGCTCAAAGAAACTTGGTGGTGTTGCAGAGTGTTCTAGACTTGCTTGAGTAGAAGATTCGAGCAAATCAGCCATCTGCTTTGTCATGCCTCTGAGTAACGTATTCCAGTTGGAATCTTCATTTTGTTTGGCAATATACGTGCTGGGTGTGTTCTCTTTTGCGGAATTATAGTAAGGATTGTTGTCATTAACTGTGTTTACTGGAAATGCGAGATCTATTCCGTATCCAAGTTTCCAGCCTTCAGGAACTATCCTCACCATGTGTTCGTCTCCTAGATCAAGCTGTTTTGACGTGGTGGTGTCGTAGTATTCCCAGCCTGTGTGTTTCTCTATATTTCTTTTGTAAACATCATATTCAACACTAAATGGAGATTCCAGTGTTAATAATCCATCCACGTACGATATTCGGGATGGATCAGGTTTAAGCTGAGGAGTGAAGTTTAATTCAAGAAATTCCATATCATATCACCACCGCGCTTGATGGTGCCAACATCAACTTTTCGTTGTCAAGACACTGGTAACTGTCTGTTAACAACCTTCTGTGTTCGACTCCGAGTGTATCGTCTTGTGCGGCAAATACCTTTATGTCGCTGGTTGTCCCGTACGAAGCGGTGGTCTGGGTTATAAGGCGCTCGAAATCCTTGAGGTTCAACTCACTGCCAATTCTCACATCATCAACATAGTCTCTCAGAACGTCTTCCAATTCATTTAGCATATCTGTAGTCGAACTGTAGTTGCCACTAAGCTCAACATAAATTTTTGTTTTTGTAGGTAACGTGGCTTTAAACTGTGTTCCGTAAGGAATGATAGAGTTTAATCCATTTGCGACCTGTTGAGGCAAAAGAGAATCATTGTTGAGATCCTCCCCAACCACATAAATAGTAAAGCTTCCGCCCCCGGAAGTGTATTCTTTTATATAAATATCTGCTACACCACTTACAGTCAAAGCTGCAATTCTTAAAGAAGCTTTGTTGCTTAATCTGTACTGCCTATTGTCAGCCATCCGGTTGATAGCAAGATGTCTCGAAACCCTGTATCTAAATTGCTCGTCCGTTTCTTCCATTGTGTAAAGCTTTATATCCGCAGGATTGGTTACATACAACCCATCTGTATCTGGTGTATAGGTAGTGATAGTGTTTCTTTCCGCCAATGCATCTGAAACATCTGTTTGTTCACAAACAACCTCCACATATTGTTTGGATAGATCGTTTGCGGTCAGGGTAATTGGTTGCACGGCAAATTCATTTTTACCGTCAGTTACCGTTACATCGTTTGCGGTAAAATAGTCGGCTGCTATCACATCACCTAGAGTACCGGAGTTAACATAGAACCTGATCCCTGTTATGGTATCAAAGTATCTGGCAGGTCTGCGCACGAGTCCAAAGATGGAACCGAAGGCATCCAGCAATTCACCACCGGCATCGCCGATATACAGATTATTTGTAACCTGATTGAGAAAAACGTACAGCTTGGATATCTCACCACCAACGATATTGGAAAGCGTTTGAACCACGCCTCCTGGTGGTGTGGTGATATCCAGCTCATTTTCTATCTGAGCAACGATTTCATTTGCTATTTGACTGTAATTCTTTATTTGCATTAGTTACGCCTCCTGTATTCCTCAACGTCGTAGTTGTATTCAAATCCCTCGTCAGTGAATACAAACCCGCTTATTTCAGCAGCGTGTCCTTCATAAATGATCTGAAAGCGAACAAACAGTTTATCGTCTTTGATCTTCACTATGGGATTAATATTCAACGTTGAGCCTGCCTGTGATTTATGTAAAGCCCTTTGAACTTCACGGCTTATCATTTGCTCTAATTTTCTGCGATCTGCGCCATGTGTTTTCACACTGGATAAAATGGATTGCAGTTCTGAACCAAGACGGGTGTTGTATCTGAATTCCCCGCTGGGCATGGCTATGCGTGTCATGAGTGATTGAGCTATAGCTTCTATATCACTGGAAACTTCTATGTCGTTGCTGTTGATCTTTAAATCGCCTGTTTTATCAAACGCAAAATCTCCGGTCATACTCCCAGCCTCCTCTTCATCTTAATGATGGGTTTAAGGGGATTGCCGGGCAAGTAGCGCATAATTGGTGTTACCATTGTTGGTGGAATGAAAAGCATGTCTGCAGGATTGTCCACGAACATGCCGAGTTTCTTGTTGTCTAAAGGCGTGCCGTTGAGTTGAAACTGTCCCTGTGTGTAAATACCATCTGGTGTAATGACGATTCCAACCTTCTCATTAACAACAATCTCTATACGATCTTCCTTGACCCTTACAAACGCGTTGGCGTTTTTGGAGTCAGAAGCCAACAACTTACCGTTCTTTTGAGACTGTATGCCTGTTTTGGTTTCATTTTCTTTCTGTTCAAATTTCTTGTCCAGTTCACTTTGTTCGATAGCCATGTAAACACCTCAAGTCATGATGCAGCATTTGAAATCTCTTATGCTCAGTTCTCTCATTTTGCTTTTCTTGGGAAATACAAGCGCAAATGCAGGTACGTTTCCCTGCAAAATAACCGCAGCTGTATATTTTGTTTCATCAATAAGATCACTCTGAAGTCCGAAGTATGCAAAAGATACTTCTTTAATCTCCTTGTCCAACTTAACCTTTACAGTGTTCTTGGAAAAATCTATGTTTAGCACGTTGCATATTGTTATATCAGTCACGTTCATACCCCTTCATTCTTTCAACAGTCATCTTGGCTATCTCAATGTCATGGAGTGCCGAGTTGAGCCACGATCGAGCGTAATTAAATATCATGCTCCATGCCGTTCCGAATACTTTTGTTCCCAGTTTGACGTTGTCCCACATTTCTCGCCATTTTTGTAATCTGTAAGAAAGAGCGTTAAGTTCGTTCAACTTATATCCACCCAATCCAGCTGTCATTGGTTTGTTGTGTTGCATAAGCGGTTTTATGATTATGGGGTTATACAAAAAACTGCTTGTTCCATAAGTATCATTCATTTGACCACTTTCTATAACAGAACTGTCCTTTGGGTCTATCTCAAGACTTGGTTTTACAATATCCGTGTAGTCCAAAAACTGGCTTTTAACAAACATAGGCGCCAGTCTGAAAACCATTACAGAAACAGCGGATCCCATCAATGCTGCCGGTGTTATTGCCCCGGCAAGCGGTGGTATAAAGAACCATAACGCTGCTATTGCTGCTATACCAAGAAGTGTTTTTAATATAGTCGCGCTCATTGATGAATGCAGGTCCCTGAACGACATCATGGGTTCAATTTCTAGCTTGGTAACAAAACCCAACTGACCTCCAAGATGGTGTTTGACGCTCTTAACAACAGCCATACCGTACATGTCATTGAATTCATCCGAAAGCACAATGACATCGTGGGGTTTTATCTCGGAATTACCCAGTATAGTTATCTCACCCTGATACATATTGCTTAAACTCTGTGCAAGGACGGTGGCTCCAACCAAGATCCTTGTCTGTGTTGTGTCTGCCCATTCATCTTCGTAAACAAGAGAGCGTTTCATATATTCAGGAATGTTGTCGTCAAACATCACTCTGTACAACGCCATGTTTCCATCAACTTCGTCTGCTCCTGGTGCCAGTCCTATAAGCCACTGGAAGAATTTAAACACGGCTCCGAACAGGGGAATCTGTGCTGTTCTTCTTAATCCTCTGACTGTTATACTGTTTGCAACATTATCAGAACTGGTAAACACGCCGTTGTCAATCAGATTAAGCCCGCCTGTCACAGTCCAGTAATTACGGAAATGTTTTGTTCCAGGGAACGGCTTAACCGTACCGGTATAAAATGGTTGCTTTAACATTTGATCCGAGGACTGGGTGCCATCTGAAGTCATTTCTTTCAGGTTCTTAATCTTGTACTGTGTTCTTACCCCTTCCATGTACGTACCTATTGCGTTTTTGAAGTTGTTTTGCAGCTCAGTCATGGGCGATTCTAAAATCATTCGCAGTGTATTTATGAATCCCTGTGGTCTTCTTAACAAACCAAGAGCAATTCTGTCGATACTATCAGATTCTTTTCCCTCGTTCAGTGAATCTCTCAGATCTACCAGTTTGCGTTTGCATTGCATAACAAAGGAATCCACGTCTGAGTAGTATTTAGATATCCAGTGCAACGCCCTATGTATATACTTGCCGGCGCCTTCGACAACCTTTTTGCCGTGATAATATCTGTTGAGCCAATCTTTAACGGACAGATATTTTTCTTCAAGATCATCTGCTGTTTCATCCAGTATCTTTATTCTGTTATTGATAGAATTGTCTGTGGTGTTAACTATGGCGTTCACATTTTCGTCGCTCAAACTTTCTTTGACGCCGAGCTTGTTAACAACAGCATATTTTTCGGCTCTCATGTAAGGCGTGGAAAGTTCGTGGTATTGCGGCATGAAGAAGTCTCCATATCCATTTAACAATAATGTGTTTGCAACATCTATGTACTCTCCGTTTATCTCAACATATATTCTACAAACCTTACGACCATAGGAATCTGTGGTTCCTGTGTAATATGCAATTATATTTCTGCCGTCAAAACCATTTGCATTGCTATAATTGGTATTTTCTGTATCCTGAGCTGGTTTTACCCCAAGAAGTTGGCATAATGTTTCATATGCTTCTTCGGCATAATACTCATCGTTGATTTCTGGCGTATCCACACCAAGTAACCTTATTTTTTCCTGACCGTCAGGCGATTTGAAATAGAAAGTGTCACCGTCAATAACGTGAGTTGGAGTAATATACGGTGTTCCATTGTAATCTTCCAGTATCTTTCCGGCAATCCAATCTCCGTTGCCTTCGTAATATTCAGGCAATTCATAGACGGGGCAGGATGTGTCTATATATAATTCTTTTTTTCCGACATTGATTTTCTTTACCATGCTGTCGGGCGTTTTTGTTATCTGATATTCCGTTGAATCTGTTTTTATGTCGTCCGTTAACTTACCCAATCTATCTTCTGTTTGCTTCTTAAACGTTTCTACTGCTGCTTTAAGCTTGTCGTAAGCACTCTCTTTCTTTTCCTTACCGATGCGTGTCCAAAATTCTGGTGATATGATCTTGGTGAATTTGTAGTACCAGTCGGGTTTTCCATAAAACAGTCGTGAATCTCCACTGTCGTAATCTACTACGTATGCCACAAAACCCGGTACTCTTCTCACAGCGTCTGTAACAACATCCCATGCACTGTACCCCGGTTGCGCTGAATAGTCTGCGCCATACTGCTCAAAATTGTTTGCTCCTGTGTGATCACGAAATTGTCCGAGTATAGGCCAGTATTTGTCGGGGAAGTATATGCTTGATAGTGCATCTCGATATCTCAATTTTCTGAATATATATTTATCCGAGTACGCCTTGAGATAATCGAGCGATGATCCAGCAAACACGCTCTTGAGAAGCATTCTGAAGAAACCGTTTTCGTTAACCCCAAAATGTTCACTTCCTGTTTTCATGAGCGCGTCAACAACCATTTCTCTTGGGCTGGTAGCCATCCCGCCAAGTTTTTCGTTTGACGCAAATACGGGGGTCATCAATTCTCCTCCGTGACCCGTGGCAACAATGGACACTTCTGTTCCAAATTGCACATTGCTTATAGTTCCCCTGAATGCGAGCTTTTTGTTCGTGCCCACACCTTCATAAACGTCAACATCTACCCCCGGAGTTATGAGTAGGCTATCTAGAGTGTTTCCTATCTCCTGTCTATTGTTTTTGGTTTCCTGTACCAACTTACCTGTGGTGTTTGAAAGAACTATTACCGCTGTGTGTCCGGGATTGTCCTTTGCTTTCGATATATCGACGCTGACTACGCCATTATAGGAGAATAGATGTGAAGATGTCAGTAATATATTGCGCTTAGGCCAACGAAACTGTACGGTTATTACTGGACAAAGCATGTCTAGAGACATTATGGATTTATCTATGTTGTCTATAGCCTGCTCAAACGTTGTGTTTCTAAAATCTGTTGCGGTATCGTTTGGAATTATCAGTGCCTCTTCTTCTGTTTGCCTTCTAGTTTTGTTTATTTCTGTGGTTGCTTTAATAATGTCGCGAATCTTTTGGTTTATAAGATCCGTTCGTGGTTCTTCGTCTTTTAACTCCTCTTCAACCCATTTTTTTGCACTTTCTACATCCTGTACTTTTTCTTCTACAGTACTGTTAGATGGTGCTGCAGAGGTTCCAGATCTAGGAACGGTCAGTGTATCGTGCGACAGTAGATCGATCCTTAGCGATTTAAGTTGATCGTGATTGGTATACTTCTCGTTGCCGTGTTCCAGTGATTTTGCTGCATCTGCAGCGATCTTATCCAGCCACGCCTTGAGCTGATCCAACTCGTTATCCTCAGGAATTTCCGTCAGTTCTCCCTTGGCGTTTACCTGTCCGCTCTTGTCAACCGCGTTTTTGTAATCGGTAACGATGTTTTTAATCTCTGCAATATCAAATGCGTTGCCAATATAGAATTTGCTTAGGTCAACCATTGGCTTGGCGTCTTCAATGTAATAATTGTTTACGATATCAAAAATCTTGGTTCCAAAAGCGGGAAGATATTCGATGTTGTGTGGATATGTGATGTACTCGAGACCTTTGGCCATATCGTTGATATATGTTATATAAACGGGACTGCCAAGCTCCGGAAAGGAAACAAGTCGCCTGATTCGGTCCATTTTTGAATTTTCTGTATCGTCGCCATTGCCATTGACGATATAAGAAATCAAAATTTTTCCCACTTGCCTAAACGTATCTTCAAGCACGGTACCGGAAACATCAGGAATGGAAAAGAAATAATCCGAGTCTTCGGAGAATACATCTGTTATATCCGGCGTTTCAAATGCTGAATCTTGTTTTATGTTATGCACCCTCAACGGAACGAAGGATATATCTTCCATCTTTTCGGCGCCTTCGAAGTCGCTAAACAATTTGTCTGCCATGCTTACATCAAAGTTGTTTATAGAAGATTTACCAACACGATCACATACCGTTTTCATTGGTTGTGAATCGACTTCTGTTTCTATAAGGATAGGAATATAATCTTCATTTAGGTTAACATCGCTGCGTCTGGTAACATCATTGATTCTGCGAGGCTCCTCGGCAAGAACGTTAAATTGTTGTTCTAAGGCCGAAGCTGCTTCTTCTGCGGTACTGTATCTGTTAAAAAATTCCCTTATATTTGTTTGACTGAGACCGGAAAGGTACTCAAGTTCCCTTAGATTCTCCGGTGATGTTGTATTGAATCTGCCGAATTCAATTAAAGCTTCAATATAAAGTGCCTTTAAAAAATGATATTTGATCTTTATTTCCTGTTCTGTCATGGGTTCATTGGTGTTAATTACTTTGGAGAGCATGTCTATGTTATGTGTGTATTCAGTATCTACATCGTTAACCATCTGTCGTATTTTATTCAATTTTGGATATATCTCTATATCGTTGTTTGTTTTTGCAAATTCCAACGCTTTGTTTTCATATGTGGCGATAGAATCGGATAAGCCTCGGTCAATAACTTCTTTTCCAAATATCTTTGTTGTTCCATCCTCAAGTGTAATTTCTCTTCCTGCCAGCAAAAATAGATTTCTGCTGTTAGCATTTGCACCGCCGGGAATAGAAACCGTAGGAAATAAACCACTAAGTTGCCGACGACTGGAAGTTTCCTCAGGAACAATTGTTCTTGTTCTGAAACCCATAAGGCGTTGTAACGATAAAGGTAACGTTTTGTCTTTAGAGGCAAATGTTAAATCAATTGCTGTTTGATATGTAGCCCCTTTAATGCCTTCTTTATAGGCTTCTTCTCTAAATAAACTCAAACCAGCTAAAAGAGCCTTGCTTGCCTTTTGGGAATACTTGGGATATTCTAATGTGTATTCTAGAACCAGCTTGTTATTTTTGGACCCAGGGTTTATTAGATTGCTGAATTTATTGTTAGTCATCTTGTTTAAAGCTTTGACAAGAGATTCGACTGTATCTGGATCGCTTCGATTGATCAGTTCTATTAGAAGTGTTATGCCCAGTGTCATTGAAGATATTCCGCGATATGTTGAGCGTAATAATTCAACATATGGTTTGACCATGAAAGCTGCCACTTCATCGTCTTTTTTGTAATCTTTCATCCATCCATCGTCCAAGATTTTTCCTATGGATGTGCTATTCTTAGGGAATATTGCTTCATCTATAGCCTTCATTACTTCTTCTTGAATGGCATAATTTACATAGGTTAGTTTCTCGTTTATATCTGAGTAATATCCGGAAGCAAAATTGAGTCTCATAATAAATGTGTTTTGTGTCTCTTCTGGTGTTTGTACATCCATTCTGGTGAGCGTTATGTTATCCATATTGAACATACTGGTCAGTTCATTTTCAACCGAGCACGGCAATGTGTTGTTCATAAATTCCAGCTTTCTGATCATTCTTTGTAACTTAGAATGGAGTGCCTTTACCGCTGCTATATCACGTGTATCATTAACTACAACTGATACCGTACCGCTGGTTGGAGAACGTCCTGTTAAAATATGGATTGGAACTTCTGAGTCCTGTAAATAAATTGGAGAAACAATGTTGTCATATCCAATAGCAACACTGGACAGGGTATTGAATCTTATTCTTGTTGCGGTACTTGAACCTTCGTTTGCATTGTAAACTTCAACTGCGTGACTGTCCTTTGCCAGATCACTGGCTTCTTTGAGCAAAGCGGTATTTGAAGTTTCTATGTTTTGCTTGAGTTCGCGATACATACTTTGCATCTTTTCAAGTTCGCTCTCTACTTCTTTTTCTTTGTTCGTACCCCACGTTTGTTTTGCCAATTCAGCTATTTTGTCTTTATACTGTTCTATTTTGCTCTGTATGGTATATAAATCGATTCCTAGATTAAACGTTTCAAACAAAGCACTTGTGCGTAGTTCATCTGCTAAAGTAGTTTCTCTTTCACCTTTTGGATCGTCTATGCGCTTTATTATGTCTTCAGACGAGTACATAAACAGTCTGCTTGTTTCCTTGTCGTCGTCTTTATCAACAAATGATACAAGTCCGCCACAAGCTGCGTTCATATTTGTTAGGTTGAACTGCATATCTACCTGATAAGCATGGTTGAAATCGTTTATGCTTTGAACCTTTATAGATGTAAGGACAGCAGTTAAACCGGTATCATAGCTGTAACTATCTTCATTAAAACCAAGAAGAGAATAAAGTTGTTTTGAATAAATAGGGACATAAGGGGTTGCCTGAAGTTCACCAAGTAGAGCAGTCATACTGCATGGGAGAGGCAACGGAGCAACAGGGTGTTCTATATAAACCCTGTCTTTGACAAACTCATCTGTGAATATAGCGGTAATGACAAACATAGTCTCTTTGCGACCGGTGTCTTTGACGCTTGTATTACCGTTGATCGTGCTGCTAACCGCCGTTTTAGGGAGATCTGATATGTTAATATTGGCCGGCCCGCCCGGTAGGGCAACCGCGCCTATTATTGTCAAATCGTCTATGTCAGCATTGAAGTATTCGGGTGTGTAAACGTTTATGGCAACCACCGCCTCTCAGTGTAGAAATAACAATGGCGGTTTAACCGTGTCTCACATATGCGTTGCTCATGCCAAGAGCCTGAGTGTAAGCACTCAACTGCTGTTTTGAAGTATTTTCTGCATTTATTGCTGCGGAAACTTCCGGCTGACTGGGCTGATATCTCATTTGTTTTGCTAACGAGGGAGTCAGCGATATGGTGTTCATTACCTGTTGTTGTTTTGCCTGTTCTGCTTCCTGTTTTGCCTGAACCGAAGACATAGCTCCCATGAGTCCAAAGAACCCAAACATACCTACAGCAACAGGAGCGTATCTACTGGCTTTCTTCCAAAAATTGTAATCCATCTTTTTCATCGATTGTTGCGTTGTTTCTTTACCCTGTTTAGAGGTATCTATCCCCATCTTCTCTGCCAGTTTTCGTGTCTCGTGATCACTGAATGCCTGTTCTGTTGTTTGGCGAGTGCCAAAATTCAACGACAATCTGTCTATTTTTGGGTCGGTGCCGTACATATATCCGAAATCAGAAATGGCTTTCTCTACACTTTCATCGCTCAATGTCCCCAGATTATCCACGATGTTTCTTGAAACCTCTTCTTGTGACATAATAGAGAGTATCCTTCTATATGTATTGATGGTGTCTTCGGAATAGTTACCGCTCTTTATTCTTCTCTGCAACTTATCCACATAATTCATAAGTGATGACGATGAATACTGTTTTGTATTATTCATATAACCGTGAAGGACACGCGTGAACGCTCTGTAGTCATCCAGAATTTTCGGCGCTTTTTCTATCATTTCATCCGGGGTTTCAAATGTTAGATCTTCGCTGAAATTCTTGTAGAATGTATCCACCAGTGCCTGTTGCGCTTTGGCGTCAGCTGCGTTGGGTTGAGCTTCTGCATATACATTTGAAAATAGTGCAGAGAAAGAACGCTCCGAAAACTTTATCTTCTGACTACCAACACTAACCGCAGTAAGTTCGTCTGTTTCTATATCTCGCAAAAGCACGTTTGTGTTTATCCAGCTTTCAACAGAGTAACGTCTTCCGCCTCTGGTTACTTCCATACCTTCTGTGAGCGTGTACATAACTTCCGGAGGAACTTCTCCACCTTCATTCAGTCCCATCATGGCTCTTACAATTTGAGAGTCTGGAATGTCCGCACCTTCAGCTTGGTAAGCATCTGCAACTTCATCAGAGATAAGCGCCTGCATTCTGTAGTAATTTTCAAGATCTTCAGGAGTTGCGTTATCTCCTAAATCCTGTGTGTCCATGGTGGAAAAGAATACCATGTTTTCGATATCCTGTTTTTGCATCATAGCCGAGGTTGTTTTAACTCCGTACACGCTGGCAAGTATTTCTGGAGAATACGAACTCAGCTTTATAAAACTACCTATGTCCAAATTCTCTACTTTACCACTCAGTAAATCATTCAATCTAAGATTTCCTAATCTTAAATCGCCACTTACTTCCTGTAAAGTCTTATCACCAATCGTAACGAGATCGGGTCTTTTTGCAATTTCTACTGCTATTCCTATATTTGTTGCCATCTGTGCGATTGGCGTATTGCGAATGCCTTGTATCTTGTTAGCCCGTCTCATGAGCTTGACAAAATCATTGGATTCTTCCATGAGCCCTGTGACATCGTAGGTTTTTCCCGCCACTGTAACTGTATTTTCGGTCAAAGACACCCCGAATCCAGCCACGGCTTCGCTCTGGTTTGTAAACTGTCTTCTGTATTCCATCAATTTGTTGAGCATGGATACTTCCATAAACGCTCTGTCGCCGCTTCTTTCTAAAAGACCGCCAGCCTCTTCCATTCCATTGAGAACCATGAAAGCGTTTTGACTGGCCCTTTTTGAAGCGTGTGTTGCGAGAACCTCATAATCCGTATCGAGATTGGTGATAAACTCATCGAAGGATCCTGAAATATTTCTACCGCCAGGAGAGTTGTATGTCAAATTCAATTCTGCCCATAAAAACCTGTTGTACAACTTGGTATAGTCTTTGTATGTTTTGCCCATATCAACGGACGTACCTATATATTTGGACATTCTTTCTGAGAAAGCCTGCTTACCCATTTTGATCAAACGTTTAGAAGGAGGTATATATGAATCTGAATATATGGTCTTTGTGAGATTGTTAACCCTTGTCAGAGCTGCCAATTCTTCCCTTGTTCCCGATTGAAATTCTTCTATTTCTGAACCCATAACCTGCAATATTCTGTGTTTTAGAACATCTCTGGTATCAATTGAACCGCTCTCGATGCTTCTTCTAATCTTTTCGCTTGGATTAAGGAGATGTTCTGGTGATATGGGCTCAAACGCTGTTGTTGAGTAATCTGCCCTTGAACGCAGTAAGCTCGAAGTGCCGGGTATCAATTCCTGTATATGTCTTCTTTTTATCGGTTCATAAACCGCTTCGCTAAGAGTGGTTTCTGTATACCTATATTTTTGTGGCACGCCTGCAACGCTTGAACCTATTCCTCTTGCGGGGATAATAGTGGGACGGTAAAGTGATTCGTAATCAGTGGCACCTTCGGCCGCATCCATTGCATTGTATATAAAATTGTCGTCTCCAGCTATTCTATTAATACCTTTCTCTAAAATCTCAAGCTGGTCCTGATTGAGTCTGTTTTCACTTATATCCGCAAGTTCTTGAGCCAACACACCGGCTTTTACATCTCTTATTCCTTCAAGTCCTTCAACATCAAGTATGTTGGTCAGTTCATCTATGACGTCTTCGGGCATGGTTCGTATGCTTGTTCCTACCATCCCAAAATGTTCCGTAACGTATGGGACGTTGATGACCTGATCGGATAATCTTCTAAGTACATCGATTTGTTCATTAGAAAGATTCGCACTGGCTGTAATTTTTCTAACAGCACCTTCTACATCAATTTTGCCTGTCTGCCGTACTTCATCGCTTAACAACTGAGCATATTTACTGATAACATCCTGAGGTATGTTCCCCTGCTTCAGCAAGGAATACTGAAGATCGCCAATGTTCTCAGCCATATCTGCAATGCCTCTCTGATATGTGGTGAATATTTCCTTGGTGAAATCTTCAAAACTCCTGCGTATATTCGATACCTGGTCAGTAAAATCTGTAAGTCCAACGCCCAAGGATTTTCTAATCTCTGACGGTGTGATGTTCACATTACTGCTTTGGAACATCGTAGATATGGACTGCATTATATCTTTTAACACCATGTCTCTTGGTTTGCGAGCGTCCTTCATTGCGTCTATCATCTCGGCAATTGAAATCGGTCGTTTCACGCTTTCGGAAGCCTGTCTGAAATACCAGTTCTTATCAGCGTAAATATTTATGCCGCCAGCTGTGGTTATTGATCTGAGGTCTTCTAAAGTAACTCTGGCTCCTGCCTGCACTCCAAACGCACTGCTTAACAGTTCAACCATTTGTCTTCCACCAAGTTGATCTGCATACATCTTTCCAAGTTCCATGCTGGCAAAAACCTCTCCGACTTGGTTGCCGTACTTTCCATAATAGCCAGCGGATAAGTTAATGGATTTAGCAATGTTTTCTTTGCTAGCCAATCCTGTGCGTTGTGCCATTTCCCCCATAAAGGCGTATGCCTGACCTACAAATTTTGGGTTACCCGAGATACCTACAGTTCCGCTTGGTATCTTTCCGCCAATAACAGAGTAGATATCTTCATCCGCAGCTCCTGCTATAGATTCTAATAATCTATCTGTGTTAACTGCTTCGAATATTTGACCAACTTCTCCAGCAGCACGTGTGGAAATTTTTTCTGGAGTAAAGTCTTTTAGCATATTATCCAGCTGGCTTGCGCGTGAATAGTATGGTTTAAATTCGCCGGCATACTCTGTGTTCTCTATCGTTAACATAGCGTCTTTGCCGGCAATATTAAATTTACCTCTAATATTACCTTTTGTATAATCGTATGTTCCTTCGTGAAAAAGTCCCAGTCCTCCTCTGCGCTCCATTCTAGTTTTGGACAGCCTGGTGCTGTAAACCAGTCTGCCCATAGGATCGAAGCTGTATTGATTACCCATAGGAGAAAGATTTCTGTCTTTAATAGCGCCACTGAATATACTCTCAAGTCTATTTCTTGTTAACATCTGTACTCTGGATGTCGGTGTATTTAGTTTTCGCTTTGCTTCCATAAATGGCTGCAATCTTTTGTACACGTATCTGGTCATTTCAACGTCAAATGCAGCGTTATGTGATTGTCCCGCCATTGCTTCTTTACCTTCAAATCTTCTATACATTTGTTTGTAAACATTCTCTAGGGACAATCCTTCGCTCAGATCTATTCCATAAACCTGTTCTACCGCTCTTCTGTTTTGCTGTATAGTTTTGAAAAGGTCCACAACCTCTAGTTCATCGGCTTCTTGCTTTGTTAGGACGCCTTTTTCTATGAGCGCGGGAATATCAAAACCGCCATCACGCGATATGTTATATCCTATAAACCTTGGTTTTCCTTCTCCTGTAAGTCCAAGAGCGGCACGCATATCAGCAACACTGCCTGCTATCTGTTCACCCTTTTGTAATCTGGGGTTCTTTCTATTAATCACATTTATCATGCGTCGTGCAACTTTACCTGCTTCTTGTAACTTTCCTCCGGGTGTATATTCCAGTGCTTCTCTTGCGGCTTCTGTGTTGAACATGTAGGTTGGAAGGACACTATATGGATCCGAGGCACCTTTCGCAACACCAAGCTGAGTGATATAAAAGTCACCCTTCGTCGGTCTTGAAACACTTTCTATGTCAAAGAAAACATCGGAATCATTTATAGTGAAATCGGTAAGTTTTCTTCCGCTTTCTTTTATATTTCTCGTTATTTCTGTTGCTATCTGCCCACCATACGCTTGATCTGCATACTGTGCGGCCATTCTTCTCACAGCCTGATCGGATTGATTTAAAGCAACGTCACCAGCTTTAACATCCGAAAGTTGTTTAATGATTCGTCTCTCTTCTGCTTCAAGTTTGCCAATGTCATACTCTTCTTCAAAAACTAATCCCTGTTCTGATTCCAGCCGTAGTTTCACAATTGGCTCTGGTTTATCTCTTATACCTTCATGCCAAAATTCTCTTCCTTCAACATTTTCGTGAAAGCCCTGTTTACTGAGTCTTACCATCTCTTCAGGCGTGTAACGCTTGTTACCAACACGATAACCGGTTACTTCGTATGTAAGATTTTTCACATCAGGCGAATTGGGATAGATACGTTGTGACGAAGTCAATCGAACCCTGCCTTCGGAATCAACGATTATCTGTGGTTTTGTAGATTCTATTTCTCCGTGCCTGAAAGGATTGCGTTTCGCAAATGGAAGGTAAACACTCTGGTCTAGAGAACGTTGGCCTGCAACATCATTCAAAAATTTTTCTGTAAAAACATATGGTTCCATGCCCTCGCGTTCTGGTATCAACTTCCCTGTTCTAACAAATATTTTAGGGGAACTTCCTCTGGAACCGAGCATGAGCGGTGTTGTTTCCTGACCGGAACGCTTAACAAGAGGCAGCAGAGGAATCATGGTGAAATCTCCGGTTGGTCTCCCGGCAACATCAAACTTGGATGATCCCATCATGTGCATTGCCATTTCGGTGGAAACCTCAACACCGTCTGCACTGGCAAATGGCTTACCTCCGGTACCGGCAAAGAAGTGTTTTAGATTACCACTGTCTATGCTTCGAGCTAGCAGTAGATCATCCAGTGTGGGTTTTTCGCCACTTCTTATCTTTTTGTAAAATCTATCTCCGAACGCTTTTCGCAATTGCTCTAACTTATCATTTTCCTCTGCCATCTATCTCACCTCAATAGCTGTTGTAAACAAGATTGACACCGTCGTAGTGGGGAGCTATGGAAAACTTAGACATATACCCGTTGTTCATGGCTGCGATGTCTTGCAAACCTACATAGGATGTCAATAGTTGGTTGTGCTGGTTCCATTGCTCACCGTACAGCTTCTCCATGTCTATCAAGCTTGTTTTGGCACTGGTTATCTCATCAGCGTACACACCAAACTTTGTGTAGTCGCTGAAATTATTCACAACCTGCAACGCCCTGTATTTATCCAGATCAATAAGCGGGTTGCTCACAAGAGCCTCATCATAGTTACCTGTTACACTATCTGTATATTCTCTATATTCGCTCAGATCTATCTCATAAGCATTCTGGGGTATTGTTCCTTTATTCAACTTTGCTTCGACTGAAACGTCCTTTAACTGCCAAAAATGTTTTAAATACGCTTGCATGTAAGGCGGTGTTATATTCATTAGTTCCTCACGTTTGCTTATAGGAGCGTTGACAAATTCTTCAAAAAACTCGCGTTCGACCCTCGGCAACCTGTAACTTGCGTTCTCAATATCGGCGATGTGATCGGCTCCCAGCATGGTTCGCTCTCTTTCGCCTGTGTACTCATTCCGTATCGTCTGCATGGCGTCCATGCGTGCTTCCAGTGCCCATCTTTCTTTGGTTTTATTAGGGACCCAACCTGGGGGCGTCGCTATAGAGGCACCAAGACCCATAGCACCACCGAGCATGGTACCAAATATTCTATTGCCCATCCCTGCGCTCAGCAGTCCCAAGTAACCGCCGTGCAACATGGCGTCTAAAGGACCGGAAGCAGCGATGTTACTCAATACAGGTTTGACAAAATCCTCTATAGGATGCTGCCACAACCGTCTTTCTTTCCCGTACGTCACATAGCGTTTATAATATTCTTCTGGTGATTGAACACCGGCAAATTTTTCCATAAAGAACACGTTGGCGTGTGCAACGTCTTCCCATAACGCACCAACAACACTGTCTCCGAGTACAGCCCTTCTGTCCATCCAGTGTTTTTCTTTTTGCGTCAGCTCCTGCCTTGACCTCATCATTCCGCTCATTTGAGGGAATATGGCTGGCATGGTTATGTCTTCAGACGATCGGTAGACAAACCTTTCAGATTCGTCAGCTGCCACCCTAACATCAACTGTCTTGCCACTGAGCGCAGCCAGTTTCTGGTTAATGTCTTCCATATACCTCTCTGCTTTGCCAAATGCTTCTGCAGAGCTAACACCAAGCTGTGTTTCATAAATTTTCGCCGCTATCTGTTCAGCACTTTGTGCAAGACCGGCAACCCTGACTTTAATCCCCGTAGGTTCTCCTTCGCGAAGCATTTCAAATTGTCCGCTGCCCAGATAACTACCAAGCGTTACTTCGGTAGTCTCAAGTTTTTTGGAAAATACCTTCTCTTTGAAGTTGTATTTTTCCCTCATATCTTCGGCTCCGAGCTTGGCTTCATAAAGCCTGTATCGCACTTCCGGGCTTACCTGATCAGAACGCATCAATTTAACGGCATCCTTTTCAAGATACTGCTGTTCTCTTGAATAAGGAGCAATATTGGACATAATAAGATAACGATCAATCATGCCGTAATTATCGTAGAGCTTGTGAGTTGCCTCATAACCCGGACCGGGGCCTCTAACTTCACCGTAAGCCCCTATCTTTCTGTAAACATCTCCCTGATAGAAACTGTAGTAATAATCTTTAGGCAACCATGGAAAGTTCTCTTTAAAATATTCGTTCGGTACAGGATTTATGTAATCAAGCGTGTATGTTGGGTTGGTTCTAACAATAAAACGTCTGAGCAGCTCGGTGTTTCCAAACGGATCACCCAGTTGCATGCGGTAATATTGCCACTGTCTGGAATAAGCCAATCCCGAATGCGCCAGTCTTGGTTCTTCTGACTGAGGTGTTGTGTTGAAACCCAAAACATTGGCGCCCATAAAACCAAACAGACCAAGGTAGTCAGCGACATCGTCAACAGCATTGCGTACCTGTCCTGCTAGAGCAGATTCAATTTCCGGTGCATAATCTATTTGAGGGTACGGCAGTATGCCGGTTCTTTCGTCTGTTTGCCTCTGTTTGGCTTCTATAAGACTGAATCCCGGCATAGAACCTACCTGCATCGCGTTTTTCTGAGTCGAACCATATGAAGGTTCTATTGAAATATCCGCAAACTTTCTGAGTGGTTTCATTGCACTTGCTAACGGAGCAGCAAGATTTCCAACGATAGGAAAGTCTGTTATTCCAGACTCTCCGGTTACCGGATACGGCCTCATATACTGATTTTTCTTTTCGAAGTAGTAAGGTTGCAATACTTTCTTAAGACCAAAGAGATTTTCAGGTGTTGGCATCCACGAGCGATGCTGCCAATATTCCTTCTTGGATCCCCACAAAACGTCGGTGTACTGCCAGTCTGTTTGTGCCAGGTGCATCAAATGTGGTCGCCTTGTTACAACCTTTCCGCCGACAAATGGCTGAACGCCAAAGTGCCAGTATCTACCTCTTCTTACATCAACATCCTTCATGCCCTCAAATTCGAGAATCGTTTCTTTGGCACGTGGCATGTTTTCTGCTAAAGCTCCAGCACCGGCACCCATAAAGAACCCAAAAGGTCCGGCGGCATAACTTGCTGCCATACCTGTTGCAAGAGGCAAGAGGCCGGGTAGATAGTTGTGCATATATTCCATGGCGCCAACCATGCCGACCTTCTCGGCTGCTATATTAAGACCTTCTATAACCTTCTTGGCTCCCTCAACCGCAAGGTCTGAAGGGCTCTCTCCCATCAGTTGTTCTGTCTTGTAGTCCAGATATTTGAACAATTCATATGCAAAAAATACCGGCATGACACGTTTGAATATCACAGATGATATTGAGTACAGCGCATTTGGTCCGACGAACTTACCAGCCTGTTTGAACCCCAGCTGATTGAGAAGTTTTATAAGAACACCTGGACGATCGTAAGATGGTCTTCCCAGTCCTATTTCTTCGAGCAATTGAACGGGTCTGTCGGCAAAGTAAAAGCCTAGTACACCGGGTATTGTTGTGCTGGCTCGAGTATCGGTAGTAGGAAGCAGTTGCTTGGCAAAGCCTTCCTTTGTGCTGAAAGGACCCTGTGTACGTCGAATAAACAGGTTAACGTTGGCGCTGGAAATCTTTGCCCTTTCCTCGGGTACCTGCTCGTAAGCGGTCATAATGCGCACATTTTTGAACCATCTTGGACTGAACGGTCGTGACTTTATGCTTCCATAGAAACGCTGAATTCCACCCATATCAAGAATCTGTTCGGTCGCCTTACTGGCACTCATCTCACCTATCGCAGCACTGTAAACCGCTCTTTCCCTTTTTGCGTATTCTGCCATGCTGAGCAGGTTGTCTATGAATCCTTTATTATATGAGCCGGCCATACCTTTTATAACCTGTTCTGGGTTTTCTACATTCTGCAGAAGACCCATGGTTACGGAACGCTTCATAATATCCAGCCGGGACTCTCCGGAACTTGATATGATGGCGTCAAGCCATTCTCTGTTTGGCTCCATGCCTGTTTGTTTAAAATGTTTGAGTTCTCTATATATATGCCACTCGTAATCTGTAGGACCAACAGTTCTGAACAGTTTCGCAACATCATCAGAAGCACTTCTGAAGCGTGGGACCGTTCTTAGATAGTTGTAGAACGAGTTGACTATGTCCTGAGTGTTCTTTATACCACCAAACTCTATAGGTCCATCGCCGATGTTTCTTGATATCTTCTGTATGACATCCTCGGGAATATCACCAATTCCCATTTGTCTGAACAGTTTGTATATCTCTCTTGCTCCCCAGAATTGGTTGTTTAATCGCTGTTCGGTTGTTTTTCCTGCATGCCCACCAGCTGCAGCAAGAGCTCTTTTGAGTTTTGAACCGCCAACAAATCTCTTTATACTTTTATAAAATCGTTTAAATATAGGTTCTTCAATATTTTCGGTGTTGGTAAAGGGCAAATCGGCTCTTTGCCACCAGTTCATATCGGCTTCTTGTCTGCCTGGCAGCAACATGCCTGACTGCATGTAGTATGAACGTGCGAATGCGCCGCCTACATCACTCTTTGGAAGCAGATAGCCCTCTCCAAAATGCTCTGTAACATCTACAACAAGCCTTCCGCGATTGCGGTTTAGAGCATTTTCGAGCATATCCCTTGCCTGTTTGCCTGCGTGATCGGTATCCAAGAAGGATTCGATGTCTTTTAAATCAACCGAAAGGAACGACCTGCCACCAGAAACATGTAACTGAGAACGGGTTGCGGCTTTTAACAGGGCTCCTTCTGCTTCTTTGCCTGACTTTAAAATACCCAGCTTCTGGAGATATTCATAGCTAAATTCACCGATCGTTCCACTCTTGGATTTTCCACCCATGATGTAAGGGATAGCTTCTTTTGCGTCCATAACACCGTAAACAGGACGCCTTGCATACTCTCTGAACAGTCTTGGTTGGAATATTGCAAGTGGATTGAAATTCAGATATGGTATATGGAAACTCGTTGCTGCTTTGTAGAACATATCCAGTGTTCGTCTTCTGCCAGAAGCAATAGGCAACAACGATCCTGCCCTACTCATTGAGATGCCCTCGCCAGCAGATACCTTGGATAGATCAACCCCGAAGACCTTCGAGAATCTACGCAATGCCTTAACATTATCTTCGCTTATAACGTCTCCCTGCTTGATAATCTGTTCAACACTAGGGGTTTTCAATCCAAGCAGTTCGTTCAGCAGTCCGGGCGAACGTACCTGAAAACGGTCTTCTATCTCCCTCGCTGCAGGTTCAAACATTTCATAAAGCTTACCTGCCTCATCGCCTGCAGAATCAACCTGACTACTGTATTTTCTTGCCACGCTGATCAACTGTCTCAGACTGTCTGTTGATTCAACGATATCGTCCTCTGCCATTTCGCCGGCAAACTGGCGATACAATCCCTTTAGCCTAGACCATTCTCCCGGAGCGCCTTTTATAATCCTACCCAGACTTATGCCCGAACTTGACGCTTCACGTATCGCTTTTCTAAATGCAGTTACCTTCAAACCGGCTTTCTTTACTTTCGAGAGTCCCTTTGCTATTACCTCGTCATAACCTGTTCGTTTGAGAACCTCCTGAACCATGTCGCCGGCCTTTCGATATCCGAAGGCCATACCGGCAATCATAGGTCCTATGGTAGCAGCATATTTAAAGTAACCTTGATCGTTATCGCGCTGTCCGGTAACTGTGGAGGCAACCCTGAATGCGAGATAAGATTCCATAGAAAGAGCGCCTATATCGAGCGGAAAGTCGTCTATCTTTTTTATTGCATCCGCACCAAGTATCTTTTTTCCTGCTGCTCTGGTAAATCCACCCAACGTGATATCGGGCATCTTTTCAATAGAGCGCAAGAATATGCTGGAACCTGCTTTTGAATAATTACCGCCTATTGTTCCAAAAGCTTGTTCCAATCCTTTTTGAGAAGCTTCAACACCTGCCCTCGAAAGTAACTTCCGACCCCAGCGTGTTTCGAGCAAAGACCCAAATACACTGAATTCCACACGTTTGAGCATGCTGCGAACGGGAGTTCCCATAGCAAGCGCAGCGGTACCTGCGAGCAACAGACCGCCAAGATTGAAATTGCTTGACGCTTCTTCATGAACTTGTTCTGCCTCTTGTGCATACTTTCTCAGTTCGTCAAGGTTCATGCCATCGCCTCGATTTAGAAATAACTACCCAAAACAAAACCCGCCGCTGCTAAACGACGGGTTGCAAAACTTCTCGTATATGTTCCCAGAATACCCTCATATCCTTGCGAGGATGCGTTCTAAGAGGACTTTTACCTCTGGTAGACTAAATGTACCTAGAACTCCAAACTTACCGTAAAATAATTGATCACTTTACCGTTGGCGTAGCGCCATTGGATGTCATATGCAAGGCGTTCGAACCAGTTGTCCATATAATAATCGTGTCCTATACACCATTGTTTGACACTCTCCAGTGTATAGAAAATAGTGAATATGATTGTACTACAAACAGCGTTCTGGTATAGATGTTCCCTTTCGTGTGCCACTGTATTTAGTTGCGAGCTATATGATGCTTCGCTGTCAACCACAATAAAAGGTCCCCAGTTTATGCCGGAGCAACGTGTGGTGGGATATCTTATGACAAGTGGGTATGGACTGATTACCTGATATGCCATTAAAGTGTAATATCCCCCTACAATCGTTTTGCCAAGAGGATGCTCCACAAGTTCGGTAAATGAAAATCCAAAGAATGTTGCACATAGACTGAGAACAATAGCTGTCAATAAAAGTTTTTTCATCATCAATCACCCTCAATGGTTAAAATAGGTATAAATTTAACTTCAAGCGATCCATCTTCAGACCAGTCTCCAACTCTTCTGGCAAGTACCTCGAACCAGTTATCTAGATACCAGTCGTTACCTGTAAGATGCTGTCTCGCAGCTTCAAACATAACAAAAGGACCGTGTCCCCACATGCCAAATACGGCGTGTTGACAAAGGTGCTCATATTCATGACCCACATAAATGTCTTTGTACTTGTCGGTAACATTGCTGTTCACAACAATAAATGGACCGGCATTCATTCCTGCAATTGTGTTTCCGAGTGGTATTTCAAATACAACGGGGTTGGGTGCAAGTATCTGATAGGCCATGAAGGCAAAATAACCCCCAAATATTGCTCTACCCCAGAAATTGTCGACGATGTCGGTAAAAGTAAACCCAAAGGAAAGTGTAGCAAGCGAGAGAATAAGTAGAATAGAAACAACATACTTCATCTTTATACCTCCTGTGTGATTTCATCTCAGGGTAGAAATAACAGGGGTGATGCGTATATTTGATCAGTCGTGGACCGCGCTAAAGTCGAGCAAGAGAGCCGGGTAACAAAAAAACGACAGCCCTCAAAGGACTGCCGCTTTCTCTATGATATGCTCACTCTATACCTAATTCTTTCAGCAATTGTTTGTTTTTTGCTTTAGCGAGTTCGAGCATAGTGAAGTCATCCATCATATATCGCACCTCCAATTTATTGTTCTCAATATTAAATATAACACTGTGGAAGTGCAAATATTTGAACCCGCATTTTAATTATTTAAAGTATTACTTAGATTTCTTGCAATGTTTTTCGTATAATCTTTGAGCTTTCTTTTTGATCTTGGTATCGCCCTGTAATCCTGCCACTCTTATTGCACTTCTGAGACCCTCGCAAGAGATCTTTCCATTCTTTTTGTATGGATACTTGCGATTTTTTGGATCCAGGAAGTAACTTCTGGGCATTTCCTTTCGTTTCTTGGAACCTGACTTTGGTGGATCCCAAGCATTTAACACTTCAAGCGCATTCATAATTTCGTCTGCGTTTTCCAAAAGAGAGTCAATCATCTTGTTGTCCACTATCATCACCTCTCAAAAACTTTTCAAACTCCTTTTGTACCTTTTCGAAATTTTCCGTTAAATCTTCCTGTTTGAATTTACCTTCTTGTTGTGGTTGTTGTTCGGCTTGCGGTTGAGTATTGCCTAGCTGCAAGCGTTTAAAGATATCTTCCTGACCGGTCGACTTGATAATGAAATCGTACAGTTTCAGTAAAACCTCGGTTGACATATCCTTTAGGTCGTCTATAGGCTGTCCAGTTAGCGTAGCTATATCATACGCAACCATTCCGGCAGCGGAAAGTTTTGTTTCCTCTTCCAGTGTCTTTGATATATCATCAAATGTTATAGGAGTTTGTTCCAAGACAGTTAGGCCTAGATCATATGCGATGGAATCATCAAAGTATGGATCTTTTATTTTTGCGTAATACTCGCTGCCGTTTTGGGGCTTCTTTCTTTCGTATGCTGCCTCAAAACACATATAACCAACCACAGACGAAGCTGCTACATCGTTTAGATCCAAATTGTCAACCGTGTCCTGCCAGTTTTCTACCTCGTTCACGCTGGGCGGACGGGCAATATACAAAATACTTTTGTTGTTGACAGGCAGCTCAACAAAGTACACATTGCCATATTTGGCCTTGTACTTTATCAAAATGGATATTAAAGCAATATCCTTCAACTTACAGTTTCACCACGGGATTGTTTGAAGCGAAGTTCGACGCGTACATGATTAAGTTAACAAGCACATCGATGGTTCCGGCTTTTGTAGAATCATCAAACTGAACCTTCGGATAGAGAACACATGAGTTGACAAGTAAGAGCTGCGTATCGTCTTCGTCCTCAGCTTGACTCATTATTCTTACATACTCTCCTCGCTTAACGGGTCTATAGATATAGAACTGTTCTGGATCGAATATGTACAGATAAACCTCGCCGTGCTCTTCCTTCAATTCCTTAATCTTATTCTCAAGTTCAGGATCTTTTTCTTTGATAATATTCAACGCTTCGTTTTTGACCGTTTCGTTTGCCTGTTGTATCATTTTGCTAGCATCTACTTCCATATCAAAGTCCTGCGTTTCTTCCTGTCCTTGTTTTACTTCCTGTTCTTCTGCCACAATGACACCTCCGTTATATCACGTCTGTTTTTATATCGTCTCGTCTATATGATTTGGACATAAATTGATAGATATCCTGCACGGGATTGCCGTCAGGAGCCCCTGTAACAACACCTCCGGTAAAGAATGTGTCGTACAGCGTTATGGTTGGCACGATAACAGGAATTTCTGTTTCAGCCATAGTCTGAATAGTGTTACCAACAAAAACTATCTTCCACATAGGCACGTATATGCTTCCGTTGTCCATAACGGTAACTTTTTGTTTCCATGTTGCCTTGCTGCCTTCATAATATTCAGCATCTTCCTCGTTTGCCAGACCAGTTAGATAGGTAGCAAGCGTGAAATTAAAACCTATTGTACCCCTGGCAATGGAATTCCCCTGACCGAACAGTGTTGGTTCGGATGAGTAAATGCCATAAACGGGCAGAACGGTCTGGTTTGGTGAAAATTGAACATAAGAGCAGGAAAGTTCTACGCCTGAAAATGGCTGGCTTTCCGTTCCGCCAATGTACAGGTTTATAGAGCTACCGGAAAAATACATATTATTTTTAAGTTCTTCTAGCTGCCACTGTTCCATATCATCAACCCATTATCACTTTTATTCTTCGTTCCAGATATGAACCTGTATTGCTACTGGATTCATAACTCATTTCATCACCCAGCGTAGAACGGTGATACATATTACGAGCCATATATTTGTAAGCAACAGCACTTATTGTGTTGCCCGATTGACTTTGTTCATCCGACTGCATGATCCTCACGTCTTTAAACACAGTCATTGGTATGCCGTTTGATGGATCATCAAGTTCGCTTAGAGAAATGGTATATATATCAAAAAGAGAGCCTGAACTTAGCTCGTGTTCCTGAACCACTCTCAAATCATTGGTTGCTTTTACCTTGCTTAATCTGTCTTCGGACAACAAAAATCCTCTTCTCGCCTTTGCTAAGACATGTTCGAACGTTGCACCAGATGTCTTTGGAAAAACAAGGGATCCGGCAACTATTAAATTTCCTGTTGTATGTCCAGCGACAGAATTTTCGCCAAGATTCCACACAGGATTCATACTCATGTCCGTGCTGACAGACATAGAAAGCAATGTGTCCAGCCAAAGCTGTTGCTTCTTAGGCCAAACTTCTACGTAAATTAATGTGTCTGAAGGAGATAGTATCTGCGTACTATCCATATATAATCACCTTATTCGTTGGGCATTACCACATCAAGTTCGCTCATGGGCTTGTTTGATTGTGCTATGAATTCAACTCGTTCTACCATTGTCGTTTGATCCATCGAGATAGTCGTTCTGTGTGTGGTAAATTCAGCGCCGTTGATAACCGTCTTTACGAACTTTCCTTTTTCACTGGCGCCTAACATAATGATGTCAACAGGAAGCAGTTGGTCAAGATGGACCGCAGAAGGCATTTTAATAGCAAATGTATTGCCTTCATTATCCTGAATCTCTTCTTTCTTGAAAGGAAAATCCTCACCAAACATATTGGCAAGTGCCTGTTCGTAAAGAACGAGATCTGATTTATCTGAAATAAAGATGGGTCCCATTTCCTTCATCTTCTCATCGAGAACCCTTTGGATACTCTTTCCACTTATTACTACATTATCTAAGACTCCGTTTATTAGCCTTACCCCCCTGCCAAAAGCTTTGGGATCAACACTACCAAATGTATAGACAGGCAATTTTCTTCTGGAAACTGAATAACTAAGACTTGTTGCCGTTGCTATCATGGTCTGATCTATCGATATAATTACGTCCGAACCAGTTACGGGCATTAGATTCACTCCTTAATCCATTTATTGAGGATGCCAAATGATTTTTTATCCAGAAACTCGATCATAAGTTTCATATGTGGTTTCTTTAAAATGAGTTTGGGATGCAAGTCTCTGTCGATTTTCTTTTCCGATTCGGTCAAAACATTTTTGTGAGTGATAAATTCATCATCGCCAAACACAATGCAACCGTCATCGAAAAACCTCATCTGGGTAAACAGTAAAGATTGATGACAAAGAATCTCGCCATCATCTCCCATATGAACGATTACATGCAGGATAGCTTCAACCCGGTGATAATATTCGAGCATTCTGGACACGGCTATTCACCTCAGAGTAGAAATAACAGCAATGAAAAAGAGCCCCCTAAGGGGCTCAATTGGTTTTATTTAAATGTTATAAGTAATCTGGTCCGTAATCTTCTCCGTCTGTAAGTGCTAGAGGTTGGTAAGATCTAGCGATGAATGAAACTCTTTCTGCGCTGGCTACATCATCCATTGTTATGGCCCACTGTACGGATGTAAATTCAACACCGTTAACTGCCATCTTGGTACTTAATCCTGCCTCATTCATTCCTATGAGAACTAAATTAACAGGCGGCAGTTCGTCCAATAAGATGGGTTTTACATCTGCAGAAAGCCAGTGGCCTCCATACTCTCTAGGTTGCCAACTACCATCAAGTTTGTAATCTTGAAATCCTCTGCTAAGTTTTTCTGTAGATCCTTCTTCAACTTCATCTTTTTCTACAAGCATGGATATCGTTTCATTTGTCTGAGACATTATTTCAAAGACTACACTGGTTTTTATGTTAACCGCATTCATCATACCTGTGATCTGTCGTACGCCTCTACCTATGGCTCTTGGATCAACAGAACCAAATGTGTAAGCCGGTCTCTTATCTCTTGTTACATCCAAAACCAAACCGGTACCGGTTCCTATTACAACGTCTCCAACAGCAACATAAATATCACTACCTGTGATGGTCGAAGAATCTTTCCAATTGTCAGTTATAGGCATTCGCAATCACTCCTTATACTACCTGTTCGAAGGTAGAGTAGATCACTACGTCTTCGATTTCTGCGTATGGCCTGAGAACGCATCTTACGTTTACCGTTCCAAGAGATCTGGCTGTGCCTACGTTCACGTTTATAGTTCCGCCGGCATAAAGTCCGCTTTCAACGCCGTTGACAATAACTGTCTGCATCTGTGTCTTCATCGATTCTCTGTTTATCGCACTATTACGTTTACCCAGATATCTCTCGGCTATTCTTCTCATTGCGTTCAAGGTGTAGTTAACTACCTTCATGGTTCCGACTTTGGTGAAGGAACTTGAAGATTTAGCGGCTGTTCTGCCTACCATGATCCTTACGTTTCCGCCAACTAGATTGTCGTAGTAAAGTGGTGTTATTCTGTTTCCAACTGCAGTGTTTGCTTCGTTAAGGCTGAGATCGTAGGCCAGTGAGCATTGAGGCAATATAGTTTTAACGATTCCCTGTCCTACACCAACAGACGCAATAACTCCGCCAGCATAATTACAAAGATCGTCAAGTCCGTCTCTGCCCTGTACCTGTCCGTGTCCCAGAACAACGACAACGTTTTTGCCCATGTCGATGTAAGAACCTTCAGGATCGGTTAGAGCTTCGCCGCTCATGGTATCTGTATCTGTTTTGTAAAGATCGGGTAATGTAAGTCCATCTACCCATGTCTTTATGTAGCTTCTTCCATAGTTGGTTGGTGTCTCCACACCGACAAAACCGATGCACTGTCTGCTCATTGTGGAATTGTCATATGCAAATCTCGCAAACTGGTAAACAAAGCTAAGATCTGCAGCGTCCTCTCCGTTATCAACAGAACCACTTGGGGCTGCTGTTGTAGCGTCTGATACTTCCATGCCAAGTTTGGCCAGTGGTGAGAATACGTAATCTGCTTCGTAGCCTTCAACTGCATCGTATGCATCCTGAAGCGCAGCATAAAGTTCATCGTTATTTGCGGGTGTTGAACCGTATGTGACGTCAAATGTTATGTAATCGCCTGCTGATAGTGCTGTGTCTTCAACTGCTCCTGCGGTCAATGCAACTTCTAAACCTATGGAAGGTATGCTTATTGTATTGTTTTCATCTGTCACTTCAACTTCTTCCAGCCCGTACTCATAAGTGTTTCCACCGTCAAATGAAACGCCTATCGTGAGTCCGGCCAACGAATCTGCTGCTGTCTGATCGGTGAGTACATCGAGTCTTACCGTACCATTCCAATCACCTGTATATTCAGTGTTTATTGCACTAACAGCGCCTGTCGCACCGGGACTGGCTATTTCAGAATCATCTGTTCCACTCTTTGCAACCGTGGTTGCATCAAATTCTGTTGATTTGTAACCCACTCTGACGCCAACAGGCGTAACTGTTTGGTTGGAACCTTTGTAAACATCGCCAAGTGCTTTGCCTAATGATTGTGCAGAGAACAGTGCGGTTATCGCTGAACTGTTTGGGATTGGATAGGGTTCGTTGAATCTAATGGGCGTTCCATCGTCAAACGAATCGCTGGTTACAGTTCCAAACACCAGAGCCACTGGAAGAGAGTTGTTTATGTAAACCCTTGCCCCACCGTCGTAGACGTACTCTTCAACGCCGGGTAAGTTTGGATACTTAGTCATTGATTTTTCCTCCTTTAATCAACTGTTACGCTAACTTCTATGCTCTTAAGCAATCCTTCGGAAGCTGTTATTTCTTTGCGTGTTCTTGCAAAATACCTGACTGTTGAAATGTAAGTGTTAGTGCCATCAACATCTATCGAATCGTCAGGCTGATGCTCCCATAGATAGATCTGCTTAATGCCGGCCTCTCGTAAATTGACCGACGCCACCAGCATGAAGTCTTCAAACTCATCTCTAACAAGGTCCCTCATTCCTGCGTTTGTCGAACCGATTGTGAATTCTAAAAGGTTGTCGTAAAATACATATCTGCTTGTTTTGCACGAAAACCGGTATTGATCAAAATCCTCTTCGAGTAAAATCGGGTTCGTAAACGTGCCACCAGTAAGAGGGTCGCTGTCTAAAGACGCTAACTTTCTCTCGTATAGTCTGTATGTCAAAATAGGACCTTTTGCTATCATCTCGGAAAACTCGTTGTATGGTTTGTAGGGAACGACATTTACGTTTTCTGAACAGTAATCGGAGAAATTTTCCTCAATGACGGGATATATAATATTTAGGTCATAACTGTTTGCGTTTACCTGTTCCAAGATCCCATCTCCTCTCTGTTACAGACCAGTTCTAGAAATAACAGGGTATTATCGATTTCCACATACCCCACGTGATTTATTCTGTAAGCCTCTCTAACCTGTATAGGCACAGTTATTCCATCCGGGCCTCTGTTAACATCGAAGATTATGTCTTTTTCTTGTGGAGCAGCATCTAAGCTGTATGGGTCAATATAAAAACGTATGGAAACGTCTTTGTTAGAACCCAGATTGAAATATTTCAATGCATCCGCAAGTGAACGTTGTGGAGTAATTAGATCGTTTATACCCCTGAAAATAATATCTCTAGGACCGGTGTCAGTTCGGTGACGCAATATGTAGTCGTTACCATAGTCCTCAATTGCTTTTTTTAACCTTTTTAAAATTGGTTCGTTCATTGTACGGTCCTCCAGTCACGGGAGAACAGTATCGTTCTGTTTGCTGATCTTCTAGCATAATCAAGTGTTGAATCGGCTTCAATGGAACGTTCCTCGCTCTTAACCTTCTTGTTGAGATACTCAACCATGGATGTTTTGGAAGGACCTATGTCTACCCTGAAAGAACCAACACTCATAGAATCTCCGGATTGAGCTTCTTTGGCAGCTATAACATTTTCGTAAAGCGTAAGCATGGCTCTATCAACAACATAGGATCTATCTGTTTGCGTAATATTTGCGCTGGTGTTGTCCAGTATCTGCTTACCTGCCAAATTCTCAAGCCTTATTATTGCGTCAAACAAAGCCATGTAAACGTCTTTCTCCATAATCAAACTGCGAAGATTGCCAAGCCTCAAATAAATGGCCCGTGTCTGGAAAAACGTAGGATATATGCGAGTGAAGTAGTCTACTTCTACAGGTTCGCTGAGCGTATTACCATCATCTGCTTCAAGACCCTGACTGACGTAAATACTCACATAGCAGTTTCCCCTGAGGGAATCAAAATTTATGGTAAGCACGTTTTCATTAACTGAATAACTGGGCGTAAAATCAAACATCTCGCCGTCTATAAGAGATGCATGCTGTATATCAATTAACGAACTGAATGCCTGTGTGGGATCAAGTTTCTTAGAAAACTCGAGTTTTATCTCCGTGCCGAACACAACTGCGTGTCTGGGAAATGCGCTCATAAAACGCAATTTGCCTATATAACCTTCAGGTGCAACAATATCCGAATACATGGGATCTTCATCCGAAAGAGGTCCTGATTCGTCTGCTGAAGATGTAGAGGTTGTTGTGAAGCGCGATATCCAGTCGCTGGTAAGAGCACTGCTGGTCTGAGACGTTATAGTCTGACCGGTCATATAATCGGTTGCAACTACCTTGAATGTGTAGGTTGTTTCCGGGTCAAGGGCAAGGTCTGGCTTGACGTACATAATTGTTTCATCATTAGAAAAACTTATGGTAGAGGCTATGGCCGAACCTGTGCCACTTTCCTGAAGTAATACATTGGCATCGCTAACTGTGGTCGTGTCCACAGCCATATCAAACTCAACTTCTATCGTAACCATCCTGCTTATATTGGTCGCACCACTAGACGGATATACCGAATTTATCTGCATTATTCTCACTCCCTAAATAGAAATAACAGCCAAATAAATAAAAATGCCGGCTCTCCGTTCTCCGGTGCTCACGGCCCGAAGTGAAGATAACCGGCTGGTATATGTCCTGTAAAAAGGGCATATGCCCTCGTGATTCTGGGGCCAGCGAAGGGATTTGAACCCCCAACCTGCTGATTACAAATCAGCTGCTCTTCCGTTGAGCTACACTGGCATAAAAAGGGCCGCCCGTTTAGAGCGGCCTAATGTAGGAAAGTGCTATGTGGATGGGTTATCTATTAAGCTGAGCTAAGATCAAGTGTTGCTATTGGATCGTAACCCTTAACAGCCTTAATACCGCTCATAAGCTCTACGCCTTTGTAATCGTTCTTAGGCGTTACGGTATAGCGTTCGATGATCTGGAATCTGTCAATACCATGTTTGCCGTCTCTCATTTTTTCAGCTGTTGGAAGTTCGTCAACCATGAGATATCCAAGTTCTTCTGAATCTGCGACTATAATTTCTGTTGCGTCAGTTGATGTATTGAAGCTCATGTAGTTTGAGAGAACTATTGACATCGGTCTTCCGAATATTCCAGATGGGAAGTTTATCTTGCTTACCTGCTGACCCTGTGCAGGTTTCTGTTCCCATGTTCCTAACTGTTCAAAAGTCTTCTGGAACTGTGGCCCTTGCCAATTTATAACATCGCCCTGTCTTCCGCCTGTAAGCAAGAAGAATGCTCTCAATGATGGGTTTCTTAAGAATATTGAGAATGCAAGTGGGTGCATGATTATAAGATTTGGATTGGCTCCGTTGTTTATAATGGCTACCATGGCATCTACGAGATCGTCAAATGTGAGTGAGTCGTTATCAGAGCCGCTTGCGTCTAGTCCGGAACCGCTTGTAACGGTGTTGTTTGATGTTGAGTTGAGCATCTGGGCTACCTTGTATTCCTTCCATCTCTTGAGTGCTTTTCCTGCTTCTGTTATAAGGAAGTTCATAACAGGGTAATTGGAATATTTCTGTGCTTCGTCGGTTAGCTGGACAGCCACACCTGATTTTCCCATGGTGACCTGTTTCCAAGCACCGAGTTTCGCTGTTAACTCGGGTGGTTCGTCTCCTTCTGCTATATCGAAGTTCCATGCATCACCTGTAATTGCTGGTAATCTTGTACTGATGCCCTTAAATGGAACTTGCTCTAACATAGGAGTTAGCGTTACAGATGGTTCTGTTGCTTCTATTACCATCTTGGTAACTGTGGTTGGAAATACTGAAGAGAAATCGGGCATACCAACAAGGTCTTTGAACATTATTTTCTTGTTGCCTTCTGAATCGAATTGTGCATGATCCATACTGACATAACCGTTGTTCTCTATAATGTTTCTGACCAGTTCGGCTTTTGTATCCCTTTCGAGAAATTTGTCAAAATCTTCAACGCCCAATTGTTTATAAAATTCTTCAAGCTTATCTAAATTTATGTTTTTATATGCCTCTTCAGCGACAAAATCCTTAAATTGTCTGTACGCGTTATTTACTTTGTTAGGCATCGCTTTTCCTCCTTCGTGCGTGATAATCTACCTTGCGGTGTTAAATTCTTCACTGATTAAAATTGGAGCTGTATTACTACTCCTTCTCCTGTTGTTGCATCTACGCCGTCTCCGTAACCGTCTGTTTCTGTTCCTGGTAATCCAAGTCCGGGAACTGGTATGACTTTGTCAAAACCAGAAATCATGTCTGAATCGTCACCGGAAAGGTCAACATGTCTTACAACTCTACCTACGAGCTGGTTAAGTACGCCTTCAACATCTGATTCGACTGATTCTATTGCTGTGTCAACATCTGATGTCCAGTAAACAAGCGTATAATCTGCAGCTGAGGCTCCGCCAACATCTACGTTTCTGTCTGCATCTACAGAACCTAAATAGACAGTGTTTGTACCGGAAACGAGCATGAATGTTCCGACATAACCTGATTCAGGATATTCGCCTTCTACAAGTGCGGGGATTGCTGTACATGCTTCAATGTCAACAGGATCTCCTGAAAGGGTTACCGTTTCCGTTACCATCTGTGGTTTTGGGTTGGTTACTGTAACTGTTGCAGCAAGTGAATCTGCTGTTATTGGAACGGGATAACCGTTTCCATCAGGAACTACCCAATGTCCTGGAGAATATGTGTAACCTGAATAATCTACTGTTCCGTTCTGATTGAAGATGTTGTTGTATGTACCCAATGCGTAGAGAACCATTCTGTCTTCCAAAATGGCTACATTTCTTTGAATCTGGTACCAAGGATCTGCTTCCATGTCCCACTGGAACATGTCGTATTGTGCGACTCCAATCGGTGTGTTTGCTGGAATGTCCGATCCACAATCTCCTGTTGCAGCAACCGCGTCATTTGTTGCACCAAATGAATCAAGGTCAATAACGCCTTCTTCGATATCTGTGGATGAATAAAGAACATCCTGAGCAGTTCCGCCATTGGCTGGAACAATATATCCGTTGGAGTCGAGTGAAACGATGGTACCTTTCTTGATGACGATGCCCATATCTGTTTGTTTGTCCATTGTTATAATGGGGAGATATGGAGCGGGCCTAAATTTCAAACCTCCGCCTATGCGATCGCCATCAGAATACTCTTTCATCTTATTTATCTTTGCTCCAAATACTTTCTTAGGCATCTTCTCTTACCTCCTGTTTAAATACCTAGTTTTCGTCTTGCGACATCTTGTGAATTTTCGACTTTCTTACTGGTGGCACCATTAGACATAACACTAGGTGGGTCTTCACGAGTGATACCCCCGTTTTTAACGTCTTCTTTATCTTCGTTTGTCGCCTCTTCTTCGCTGTCAGTCTCAGTTTCGGTTTCTTCACTATCTTCGTTTTTGTCATCTTCGGAAACATTTTCTTCATCTGAATCTTCATTCTTATCCGTATCTTCATCGGTGTTATCTGTTTCTTCTTCGTCTGTTTCCGTTTCTTCTGCATCCTCATCTGTTTCTTCTGATTCTTCAGTATCTGTTTCTACCTCTTCTTCGTTGTCTGTTTCCTCGGCATCTTTTTCTTCATTTTCGCCGTCTGCTTCAGTAGTTTCTTCCTCATCTGTTGTTGTCTCCTCATTTGTTTCTTCCTGTGCATCTTCTTCTGTTTTCTCGTCGCTCTCGCATTCTTCACATTCTTCTTCAAACATCGTTTCGTTCAATTCGTCAACGATGGTGGTAAGAATCTGAAGATCTCTTTTTAGGTACATCTCACGCTTTTTTTCAACAAACTCTTCGTCATCGTAGCCCTTAACACCCATAGCTTTCTTTGCCTCTATGATCTTGTCTATAAGTAGGCCTTTAACGAAATCGTAGAGCTCATCGAAACGTTTCTGTAAAGTCTCAAACTTCTCTTGTGAAACCATTTCGCTGTCCTCCTCATTGTTTTGTTCTTCATCTATATATGCAGCTTGTTTCTCGTTTTCTTCCTCCGTGTCTTCCTGTAAAACAACCTGATAGAATTCCTCAAATGTCATATCCTTTAATTTCTTTGCTTTGGGAATCTTCACTGCGTGTTTTTCCATTTCGTCGCCACTTACAGTTACGTTGTCTTTGTTTGCGTCTATCTCCATTGAAGCGTCCTCCTTTTCTTTGATAACAACCTGCGCATGTACATCAGCGGGATTGTTAACAAAACTGATTTCTTTGAAATCCATACTCTCCATGATCAAGAGAGCCTTTTCGTCATCGTACTTTCTTCCGGGTATGTGCTTACATGGTTTTTCTGCCCAGTTGTTGCCACATATAGAACAAACGGCACGGTGTGATGCGAAACCTATACTCACCGTCATATAACGATCGTCAAGAATCTTGTCTATTGCCCTGGGATCGCTTATATTTGCTCTGAGAAGAATGAATCCAGAAGCACCTGCAGGAACATCTATTTCCTTATTTATAAGTCTTTCAGCAGACATCTTGTCGGCACTGTCAAAGTAATAAGCCTCTAAAACCCTACCTATGGCATCAGCATTATCGTCGTGATGAGCCAAAACAGGTTTGCGATAGGGCGATGTCCAAGTTTTTACTTCTCTTTTCATCACATATCCGGGATAAATTCTATTGTTTATCTCAAGATCTGAATGAGTGGCTACTATCCACGTTTTCAGGTTCTGTGAGTCTTCGTTTTTGTTATCCGGTATAAACGTGGCGTTGGTTACAAAACTTCCTTTGTCCATCATTCATTACCTCCATTAGAATGTTGATTCTGTGGCTGCACACGGTTATCTGTATCAGCAGAACCGCTTTCCATGGCAGCTTTGGCTTTGGCTCTAGCCTCGGCCTCTATAATCGGTATCTTTACCTGATGCAGGTAAGTACCCTTATCATCATCGGCGATTGGTTCCATACCTAACTTTCGTCTCATCTCTTCACGTGTTATGGCAAAGTGTTCGTATAGATGTGTTGCCTCGTTTTCCAGCTTGATAGCCTTATCTACGTCGGGATCGGGGAACACTACCTTTGGCATGGAATGCTCGTCCAGATCTTCCGGCGAGTAACCCAAATCCATAACGATATGAGTCATCAGTGTGGATTCCAAAACGCTGGAAAGAATCATCTGAAAATCTCTTGCTTTGTCATACATACCTTCGTTAGAAGAGTCCGCTGTGGCTCTATTGGCTGCTCCGGGTTCACCCATGGAAACCGGCGAAACACCAAGAGCACCGTAGTAGCGTCTCTTGAAATATTCGGCATATTCCTTGAGATCCTTCAGCGAAGACATTTCTTTGAAGTCAATATCGTGGTTGCCGGGTATGAGCAAGAACTCTTCCGGTACGCTGTCCTCTATAATCTCTTTGGCAGCCATGGTCTGTTTTTTCGTACCGGGGGATTCCTTTGTTCCAACCGTGTAGATCTTTACGTAAAATTCGCCTTCGTCGATCATGCGGGTAATAACGGATTCAATACGTCTTAAGATAAGAAGATCTTCTATGGCTTCCAGCAAGAAACTCCTGCCAAAAGCAAGATTGGATTCATCATACTTAACGTGCACTACATCATTGGGATCAAACGTAACCACGCCAGATGACCTCTTGCCACCCGTACCAAGGGGAATGATTTCCCTGTCTGGATCTGCATACCACGTGTAGTCATATTTCCAGTCGTTCATGTTGATATCCTGACGATATCCAACGATCCTGCCATGTTTGTTTCTGGAAACCATCATGTTGTAAGGGTCAACGTGAAAAACAGCCGAAACCGGTTCCAGCTTCGAACCGTCAATAAACACGTATGGTTTGCCTGAAGAATTGGCAGCATTGCGTTTCAGTGTAAGAAAAGCGTTGCCATATGCAATCAGATCATGCATCATCTTGCGTAAGATCATGTACAGTTTGCTTCCTGAAGCGATCTCTATTTCCAGCAATCTCTTGTGAAGCTTTTTGTTTATCTCCTCGTCGTCGCTTTTAATGGTAAATCCTTGCCTGAGAGTAACCTCTATATATCTGGCAACAATTTGCCTGAGAGTGGAATCTGAAGAGATGGCCTTAAAAACCTCAAGGCTGGTGGTATCGTAGTCGTACATCTTCTGCCAATTTTCGCTTTCATTCTTAACTACCCTCTTGGCAGATTCTAATTCAGCGTCATCGTAAATATTGTGTTTTTGTGCATTGGTGTTATTTTTATTCCTCTTAAAAAAATCGAAAAGACCCATGCGTTCACCACCCGAAGGTAGATATAACAGCATGGGTCCTTAGTTTACGTAGGGCGCTTCAAAAAGTGTTTATGATTTCATCTATCCTGTCACTTAGCCGTAATATTCTTGATTTGTCTCCTACATGCCTGTCCCCAACACGCTTTAGGAAATCGTATAGTGCCATAAGTATTTCCTGTGTAGAGGCATTAGGATCGAGACCAAGTAATTCTAAGAGAGAGCCCAGGTCACCATCGGTGGACTGTAATAATGCGTTAATCAAACCCTCTAAATCTGATGAACCAAGGGTTTTATACAGTTCTTCAAGTTCCGGCAACATGCCTCCCAAGTCCGTAATACTGCGTTCAACTATCTCAGAAATGTTTGTGGGAACACCAAGTTCAGCTTCAATTTCCGGGGGTAGCGGCAATCTTTCTGTAATATTGCCTGTTGTTTCTTCTTTCGGTGTCTGGCTATCTATATCGACACCAAACAAATTACCAATTTCGTAATCATTGTCCTTGATAGGTTTATTACCAGTTTGCCTTTCGTCTGTTTCGCCGGTAGCGGGACTCTCGAGATCACCGGCGGGTGCTTCAGATATATCCCTCACACCGCCGAAACGTTTTGTGCATTGGTTCATCGTTACGTGAAAACCTTCCAGATCTAGTTCCAATATCTTATCGATTATCTTTATAAGTAGTTTTGAGTACCTTAGCAACACAGACTCTCTGGGTAGTGAAGGTAACGATGGAATAGAGGCAAGGCATTTGTCCATCAAATTCAACACGGTTGCGTCAAGGTTATCAAAAGACTTCACAACTATCTCTTTGGTCATACGGTAAAAGGGCAGACAGGTGCCACAGATATCCTGCTGGGTGAGTTTTTTATCCCCCAGAATTGATTGTATACGCCTGTTAAGTTCTCCTTCAATATCTGAGACATTGTCATTGGTACTTTTTAGAAAATCAAACAAGGCTGATACCTTTTCCTGAGCGTCTGCTCCCTTTATATCAGGATTTGAACTGAGTATCATACTGATATAGCTCATTACCTCATCGGTGCTCTCGAAGTCGGATGTGCTCAGTATGTTTACCACGTCATCGGAACACATGCTGATTCCGACATTCCCCATGGCGTCTGTTATCCATTCACGCACCCCTTCGGTAAGGTCGTTGTATATTTCCCGCACTGCATCCAACAATGCATATGTTGCCATCATCATGGCAGAACGTATTATCTTCATAAGTGAGTTTGCAAGACTGTTTAGAAGATCAAAAAATGAGGATGCAGTTTGGAGAACCTTCTTCCATTTCTTAAGCGCTTCCTTGATTTTCTCAAGATCTTCCGCTGTGTTTATATCCACATCAATTGAGTTTTTACGTATGCCCATCATGCGAAGGTAAACTAGTAGGCAACATCCCATTGCTTCCATGTCTTCAGAATTCTGCATTAATCTAAGCACATCGACTACGTAATCATACGCAGCTTCGCTGTACTCGAGCATCATAACAATGGGTGCGTCCGCTTCTGGATCAAAACCTTTGAACGTTTCTACAAGTTTCTCTGTACGGTTTTTGAACTGTCCTGCAAGTCCTTTTACATTCGCGGCTATGGGCAAAAAGCTATTTCCTTCTGATTCCTGTTCGGATTTGAACATATTCATTGCCGCGTCCATATTTTGCTTTTCCCCATTCTCATATTCATCGGTGTGGTAAACCATGTCCTTTACCTGTTGCTCATCGCCTTTTGGAACCTGCAATTTATCCTGATTTTCCTTGAAGTAATTCATAACAGTCATTGCGGCAACTCTTACTTCGGGATCACCGCCTGATTGCAAAGGATGTACCCTGTAATCACTGTTCTTTTTATTTCTGTTGTACGTTACATTAACGCCATTCTTTCTTCTTTTCATTATCTATCACCCGGGAAAATTCCGTCTTCAACATAGTAGAATCCTGTATTCATTCTGTATTCGGAAATATCTGCAATGGTAGTTTCCAAATCCCTGCTCTTTCGCATGTTGAACAGCCTCATAATTCTTTTGTTTAAAATACCGTTTCCTTTATCTCTGTTACCATTTTCAAAAGCATTGAGGGCACTGCTGAGCGTATTTGAACCGCAGAGAATGAACAGGTCTTTAGGTACTTGCACATCTATCTGATACTGTATATTTTCGTACTGATCTAACGTGGGTGGAGTTACTCCAGTGAACAATTGCTTGCTCATATTGACAAATGCCAGTATGGCATCAGCTGTATTTTCGTTGTACTTGCTGTACTCTTCCAAGACATCAGAGTCTCTGAATTTCTTTGCTACCGGTGAATCTATTTCACTGACAACCTCTTGTGCCAGTCTGTCATTTGGATGCGCTTCGAGGAATGCGTTTCTGGAAATTTTATGGCAGCTGTAACTCTTTAAAAGGTACACAGGTCTGCACATTGTCTCCTGCTTTTTCTTGGCCAGCCAGTAAGCAGCTTCTTCAGGAAGATAGATGTAGGGAATCCAGCCGAACAGTTTTTCACCGATGTTTATATCACCAACGGGCCACGGAAGGCTCAATTTAATGCCTTTCAATTTACTCCATATGGTGTTCCAAATCTTTGTCATGGGACATAAAGAGATCTTTCCGTACAACCATATAAAGTCCACTTCCAGTCCTTCGTTTAACACTAACTTAAGAAGGAAGCGTTTGAACCATGAACCAGATGGGATACACGGTTCCACCGGTTCTGGATCGCCTTCTTCCAGCGTAACGACATCACCGTTTTCATCCACAAATACATTGTCGCCGTACCTGACATGTCCACCCGTAAATTTAGGCATAAGGTCTTCAGAATTTTCAAATGCCTCTGCAGGTGGTATGGAATATTTGACTATATCCGCAGCGTACATGTAATCGTCGAATGTGATTTTACTGGGGTCGCCGGGATCGTATTCTTTGATTGGTATATCATGTTCTGTGGGTTCTTCGCCAGAAGGAGATGTTGGCTGATTACCGGATCCGAGATTTCCGCCCGTGGGCTGTTCTGTAGATGGTGGCGAAACCTTTCCTCCGGCTTCCCTTAACTTTTGTAACGCTTCTATCACGTCATCTCTGGTTGGTGTGATCTCCACGTAGGAATCGTTCGCTTCCTGCGTGGTGGTGTCAGAAAGGCTGTTCATAGCACTTTCTGCCAGCTCTAACTTTCTAATAGCTTTACGCAGTGCGAGTTGTCGTTCGTCTAATTCCTCTTCCTCAACGGGCCTTTTTGCCTTTTCTTCTTTGCTCGAATCGCTTTCACCAACATATTCGCCTATATATTTATTCTTTTTTAGATCAGATAATTTCAAGTCCAACGCCTCCTACCGCCAAGCGCTCCACGCGATAAGTCCAGAGCACCACGAGAGCGTCTGAAACTACGTCTAACGCTTTGTTTGCTGTTCTTGTCTCGTTCTGTTTTAACAATGATTGGATTTCTCATATTGAATCCACCGCCATCTTCGCTTATCTTCCACATGCCGTACATGGCGAGTATCCATGCTTCCAATATGTGAACCTTTCCTTTGGAATATTGAGGCTCACCGTTGCTGCCTATCTTTTCAATGGCGTAATTACGCATAATACCTACCAGCTTGCCAGGATAATCTTCTGAAGCTGGCATGATAATACGATTGTTTTCCACATAACGCGCACTTATAGAAACCATGTGGGTCTTTATGCTTCTGCTAACCTTGTTGCCTGTCGCGGGATCTACAAGATGTACCTTGGACTGGAACGGTATCATCTCCAGCCTTTCTTCCAGTTTTGATTCCGGGTGCTGTTCAGCATGTTTTTGAAGCATCTGGAACTGGGTATTACCATAACCGGCGTCCAGCATTATCTTGCGCGGCTGATACATGGTGTTGAGGTCGATAATCTTCTCCACAGCCTCTATCTGAGTGAATTGAGATGGAGGTATTTCCAACACATTGCACGTTCTAAACTTGCCTTTATCAGGCTCGTAACGCACCACTACAATCTGTACACCAGCAGCTGTTTCATTCCAGTCAACCCCCATGGTGTATAGCCCTTCAGGTACGTTGTATGGGTCATCAAAACTGTAATTTTCTATACTCTGCTGGATCTTGTCAGGCCTGTAAACGCCCGATTCCATAAGGGTAAACATGGCAAGGATTTCACGCTCGTACGCCTCTTTATCGTACTGTTCTTTAAACTCTCTGTCCTGTTTGGGATCGTATATTTCTATATCCTGATAGGAATAATGTATTTCTTTAAATGAAGAGGAATGACACCACTGATAGAAGTAATCTCGTCTGCCCGAGGGTGTGGAACTTGCTATAAGCGTGGTTTTTGGACTGGTTGCTAAGATAGCGAGTATGGCTTCTATATCCGGTCTGTTCATATAGTCAACCTCGTCCAGCACAATCATAGAACCGTCCTGACCACGAATATTCTTGGCACCCTGAGACCCAGTAGTAAAACCTTCTATCTTAGACCCGTTGTTGAACGCAAGTTCAAAAGGTTTTGAACGATAGAGCCGTGTTTTGGTTGTGGATTGTTTAATCACGGAATTACGCAACGCTTCTGAATTGATAAGATGCTTGTTCATCTTTTCAAACAGATTTTTAACCTGTGATTCCATGGGAGCAGCGACCAGTATTTCCTGATCTTTATGTGTAATGGCGTGCTTGATAGCAGCTATAGCCATCGCTTCAGTCTTACCGGCTCTACGACAAATCCTGAGCACTTTCCTACGGGACGTGCAGTACAATATCTCTTTTTGAAATCCTCGCAATTCCATTTCAAACATCTCTTTTGAAAAGAATGCGGGATCTTCCGCTAATTTAAGTAAATAATCATCTTTAGTTTGAGGTATCTGATCATCTATCGTACCTTTTTCAAGAGGTTTACAAGGTATTCGGTGCTCGTTTATATCGTTCTCAAGTCTTCTGAGAACACAGTCAACACACATTTGCTCAAGCTCATAATCCACACCAAGATACTCCTGAGCCATCTTCTGGTATTGCTGTTGCATATTAAGTGTTTTGGTTGACAAGAAATCAACCTCCAATATATCTGTAAAATTTGTATGGGTTGTTTTTCAGCATGGAAGCTTCGTTCGTGTTTTGCATAACCGTCTGCTGTCGGGACTGCATAAGTTCCTGCACATTCGCCTGTCTCATAGCCTGATTGGCCTGAGAATCAACAAAGTCCGGAACAGCAACAGAGTTTTCGGATCCTATGGACTCGCGCGCATAAGCTTTGGCAGCCTGTCCCAAACCTTCAAAATAGTTAAATGCTCCACGTGCCAGATTGATTCCCATAGCCACCGTGCTGGCGACATCAAAGGCAATTATGTAAGAACCTATAGACTGACCAAGTACAGAAGTGGCATAGGCACCGAGTTTCTTTGCAGCTGCATAATTTTTACTCTTAATAAGACTGGCTATCTTGCCTCTCGCCTGACCTATAAATCCTTTAGAAAATTTCTTTCCTCCGCCAGTTAAATTCATATTGAAGAGCAACCCCTGATTTTCAGTTTTAAAACCAAATAGGGTTGTGGGTGTTTTGAGTGAAATAGTCTTATTTCCAGCCTTAACCGCAGAACTCAAGAACTCACCGGCAGCTTTCCCTTCGATCGAAGCATTTACGTACTTAGCAGCTTTACGGGCGTACCTGTTACGCCACAACAATACATTGGCTTTTTCTTTAAATGCAAGTGGATAGTTAACATCTGAAAGTTGATGCAATCCTACTCCCTTTAAACCAAATATCCTTTCGCTAATAGCACTGGTAATTCTCCCGGTTTTTTGGAACGGAGCCAGCTCCATGCGTTCAGCAAGCATTTCTTCAACAAACCACGCTCCACCAAGTCCCAGCCCGGCTTTTAATGCTCCACCGGTAGCAGCAAGAGCATCACTTTGAGACTGTGCTGTTACGTCATTGTTGAGAAAATATGCAGCAGAAGGCATGTTATAGCCCTCCGTTTCTCTTTATCTCTTCGGTAGCAACATCAATCATTTCGAAAGGTTTCTTGAAAGCATATATGGTACCGCCTATTCCCACGAATGGTAGCGAAGCCCTTGCAACCCCTCCAACAAGACCGCCTCTTGTTATTCCAGCTACAGCTGATTTTCCCCAGAAACTCAAACCAGTGTCTGGTTTAATAGCACGCAAGGCTTTTAGATCAGAAGCAGAGGCATTAGCAGCCCAGTTCGTTAAAGCTTTTTCATCTGCAATTTCTGCCCCAACTTGATTCAAACTACCTTTGAGACGATCATACGAAGAGTTGTATCGTGACATTCCTCTTGCATTGAGTAATTCACCAAGACCTGTCTCTCTAAATTGTTTTGCGGCTTGTTCTCTGTAGTCTGCGTTTTTCAAAGTTTTTATGTAATCAAAAGCATCTTTGTTGGCTGCCTTTATAGCATCGACATCGCCATTTGCATAGGCATTTTCAACCTTTTTGGCTATTGCTTTAACTTTCTCAGGAGTATCTTTGCTAAGCTTTTTTGTTATTCCAGCAGCTTTACCTTTCAAGGTTCTATAGTATTGAACATCACTAGCATATTCGGCTAATGGCTGGGAAACAGCAGCGATGGTGTTCTTAGCTTCAAAACCAGCGTCACCACCAGCAAAACCAAAGATACCTCTAAACAACTTACTGCCACCACCAGCAGCCTGTCCTGCATCAACCACAGCCTGTCTGCCGGCTCGACGAAAACCTATTGCTCCAAACACCTTATTTAAAGCACCCTTGGCGTTTTCAACAGCTTCAGCACCAGCTGCCTTCTTCCATCTCTTACCCATTCCGCCAATAGCACCAATTAAATAATCAAGAACACTTTTACCAGCAACCATTATTTATCACTCCCTTGACCCCGAGATTTCTGCCCCTGGGCTTTGTGTAGCTCGTTTATTCTGTTGGATAAATCAAAGACATCCCTTTCCACATCGCGACTTTCCCGCGTGGCTTTGAAACTCTTAAGCATCTTCATCTTCTGATTGTGCAAGGTCTCAAGCGTCTTCAGCAAATGATGCTGTTTTTTCTCAACAAACGTCGAACCGTCCTGTCCCTGCTTGTACGTGCTCTGCTCCATCCCATCTTCACTCAATTGCGCATTCGCACGCATGATCTTAAGCTCTAAATCCAATAGGGACTGTAACTGCGTTATCTCCGCAGCATCCTGACCATCTATACCAAGACTCTGAAAATAAGCGTCAAACATACGATCCAGCGACGCCATCTCCATAGGACACTTCTCCCCCTTGGGCTCCAACCCAATAAATGGACAACCGTCCCGGTAAGGACACGCCTTGTGCCCCTTGCAATTCAATACACCAGTAAAACTAATTCCCCTGCTAAGTAACCTGAGCCTCTGCTGTATCTTCTCCCTCGTCTCATCATCCACACCACTTAAATCAATGTATGGATCAACATCGCGTATCTCTAACGGCCCCGTGTTTGCCCCACTACCAACACGTGCCAACGCTAACTTCTCACGTAAACTACGCTTCTGCCTCTCCTTGCGCTCTAACGCATTACTCACTTCAGACAGGAGATCTATTTCTTTATTTTTAGACTCTCGTCCATTGTTTTGGGACACTAGTCGCACCTCCACCTTTCTTTCCTTACCTACAGCACGACCTGAAACTCAAGGTCGTTACCCTTCAGGCAACGGCTTTTTCAAGGTCGTTATAAGGTGTTCACGTCTCATATGTAGATATAACAACAGTTAGATAAAAAGAGAGGATTATTCGTGGAAGATACGAATCTACTTCGTATACAGGGAGGGAGTACTGGGAAAAGTGAAGAAAACAGAGGGGGGTACTGAATGTAAAAAGAGAGGATTACAGGGAGGGAGAACTATGCTCCTATATCCGGGTGGTAGAGGGGCTGAGATTTTTGCCCGTGCCCTTCTTCTCAGCCGGTGTAGGAGACATTATTTGAAAGGAGGTGACATCATGGATTGGAAAAAGGGTCTTGAATTTCTTGTCCGCCTAGCAACGGTGGATGAGAAAAGCTTTGCTGGCGAATATGCCAGTATAAGCGAAATCCTCGAGGGCAATATGCCCATCGAGGAGCCTGAGGAAAACAAGGAGGAGGAATAAATCCTCCCCCTTGGGTATCGCAGCTTTCCCGTGTGCTGTGTAAATCAACACGGGGTTTGTCCTCGGCCCCACGCCGGGGACACATTTTTATTTTACCACGCTCATTCCTCATATGAGCCTGACTGTTAACAGTTGGGTTGATACGAGCAATGGGCTCGGGTCCTGGGTAATGACCCTATTGACTAAAAATAAAAGACCTAAATTCTACTCCTGTGACCCACACTAGTCCATGGGTGTGGCGAGGAGAAAGGGGGAAAAATCATGGATTTGTTGAAATTGAAAAGAGACCTTGAGAAAGGTCTCGAAAAGAAAAGGAGGGCGGAAGCCCTGAAAAGGGTTGAAACCCTGAATGAAAAATACGAGAGGGCCGAGATGGTCCTCTCAAAGTTAGCGGGTGCAAAGAGCACCTTGCTGACGATTAAAAGGGGGATGGATGAACTTTATCCGGACCCCAATAGTAAGGAAGGCTACGCCACAGTAGTGGCTAGCCTAAAAAGAACGGAGCGCTTGAAAGATAAGTGGCTCCGTGAGAGGAGGGTAGCCTTCGTCCAGACGAGGGGGCTGCTCAGCTCTCTAAACAAAGAGGAGGTCGAAAGATTCTCCTCAATGACTGTCGTAAAGGCAGTCAAAAAGGAACAGAGGACTGAGAAGTCCTCGAAAAAGAAAACTAGGAAAAAGAGGACCGAAAAGTCCTCAAGGGGCAAAAAGCCCCAAAAGTCCCAGGTGAAACTGGGACAGACGGAGGCTGGAAAGCTTCTGTCGGAGGTTCGCAAGAACCTTAAGTGATATTTTTTTGGCGAGGGGCTTCGGCCCCCGCCTTTTGCTTTATTTTGATTAACTCTCTGATACCTGCCTCAGGCAGATATGAGCGGGTTAATCGCTCTGGAAAGGAGGAAACTCCATTGGATAAGAATCCATTGTGGTATGAAACATCGTTGGTTAAGAACCGTAGCGGTATGCAACACCGTTAACGCAAAAATTCAATTAGCCCCTTTGCTGTGAGAGTAGGTGCGGTAGGGGACTAGTTGAATGTGTTAACGACTAAGCTCTAACGACTGCTCGTTGATGCATGCCGGATGGCAGGTATGAGCGGGTAGCTCACGTCCCAGACATGACGTTAAACTGTCAATTTTGAAAAGGGGGTAACAAAATGGTCGATCTCATGAAGCTGGAAACCCCTCTGACTTACGATGAATTTCGTAGTCAGTTGAGAGTCTTGAAAGATTTCAAGGACTCCATAGGGATTCCAGTTCGATTGCTTATGCACTTAGCGCCATATGTGCCTGAGCAATTGAAGGAGAAAGTAGCACTGTCCATGGAGGCAAATGTAATACAGCCTCTGTTGGACAAAAAGTCCATGCCGGTTATACCCGGTAACAGTTCCAACAAGGGTATATACAAACCGGCGGAGGAATGGAGTATATTCCTCCAATTGTGTGGAAAGGATTTCTCGAAGGCAGAATTGAAAGAGATAAAGAAAGCCTTCGGGAAAATCAACCACATGGTTGTAACAGACATTTTCAGGGCTCGCAAGGAAGCATACGGCGACCCTGAGAGGTTGCAACCTTTGGTTGAAATGATGGAAGAAACACTGGTATTCGAAACCGAGAGTACCAGCAGTCCCTATGATGATCCATCACGATGGTCCAGTGAGGACCTCGATGGTGAGGTCATCATAGATGATCTCGGTCACCTGTCGAGATACTACTCCAAAGTCCTGCTCTCTGGTGTTTTCTTTTATCACCAGAAGAGTAAGACGTATAGGCTGATAAAGAGTTCTACGCTCTTTAAATATGCCTATAAGATCCACCGGAGAGACCTTTTCAGGACTCTCAAATCAAAACTGATCCGCTTTGCTGGAAAGTATAAGTGGATCAGCAAACGTCTATGGGTTGAAGTTGACCCATACGACGATAAGGAAATATTCAGGGATCTAATCAACAAACTCCCTGAAAAAGCATTTGCTTCCTACAAAGGGAGCAAAGAATGGACAGAGGACATGCTGGACTTTGCATCGTTCTCTAGTTCAAATTCCATCGGGAAACTGGCTGTACCTAAGAACAAGAATTATCACTACAGTTTCCTGATGTACCTCTTGAATCCGTTGATGGACACAGCGGATGTCAAGAGAACAATCCAGTCAGCCGTGCACTTTGCGGTTGATCTGGGTGAGCGCAGGAAGGAGTACATTAAGATGTACTCTGAACTGCCAAACGGGACATATAAAATGCCTGAGGCTTCAACACAGGCTATTATAGCTATCCCAAAGAACTGTGAAAAGGGCTTTCCTGCCCTGAGTAACGGTTTTGTATCTAATCGTGGCAATGGCGTATTAGTCAACAAGAAGTTTAAGGAACTGTACGCCGACGGTCACGCAGTTAATGCCAAGTTCAATGCTGGCGGACTCAAGTCCAAAGGCATTGGAATATGGTCTGGAAACTATCGGGCCAAGGTTGGGGATCGCGAGATGCAAGTTGATCTCGTATTCGATTCCCAGGGATCAAGAAGACTCAAGAAAGCGTTGTTCGCTTCAGGAACAATAGCGATGAACGCTTATCTTAATGAGGAAGAGAAAGTGACTATTCCTCGAAACGTTGATCCCAAAAACGTGCACCTCGTTGAAGGCACGGTTAATGGTGTACCGTGCTATATCTGCCTATCAGAGGTTACCATAGACCTCTCGGTAGACAGATCGACAGGGGTACGCATGAAATCAATGCTGTACGCTCAGGAAAAAGCAACATCTCCTGACGTGTTCAGCCAGCTCAACCCACTGCTTAGGCACCATGCTAAGAAACATCAGTGGGAAATTAGGAGAATCATAGACAATATCAAGTCAATAACGATGATTCTCCAGCAGGTCGATGAAATGGTTCAAGAAAATAGTCCCAAGAGCATTGACCGCATGAAGAAGAAAGAGCTGAATGAGCTCAGAAGGAAGGCTTTCAACAAGCTTTTCGAGAAGAGCTCATCCGTCCCACCAAGTCTCGAGTTTGTGAAGACTCTGGTGGCAGAAAAGGTTAGATGGGAAGATACACGCCTGTCTGACAAGGAGATAAAGATGGTACTTAAGGGAGTAGACGAGCCTCTAATGGTCAGAGGCATTAAATTGCTCCCGGCAAAGTACCTTATTAAGAACGACGGTACCACAATGATTGGTCCAGAACTTCGTAAGGCCATGGAAATCGTGGTTACCGAAGAAAAAGGCGGTACTTATACATTTGACCGCCTGTTTGAGTATATGGAATTCTTACTCAAACGATCCAAGATTGCGTTCACACCCAGACTGCCCGTTGTAAGTGGCAGAATGGCTACGGGCGCTTTCGAAAGAGGAGCGGTCGTTCCGTTCAAAGCGGAAACTATTAATAGACTGCTCCAAATGAATACAACGTTGAGTAAGAAACAGAGAGAGGACCTCATAGCGGCTGGTCCAGATGCCGTTAATAAAGTCCTCTCTCAGCTCACGTTTAGGCTCCAAAGGGATCCTGTTCTTAAGAGGATCCCAACAGTCCAAGTAACCACGGCATATCTACCTGAAGATGTAATCGTCGTTGGTTACAAGGACGCCGAATGGATCGGAGGAGACGATGACGATGACATCGTCTGCCTCTGGTGGTTCGGTCTTCCTCAACTCCGTGGTGACTTCCTCCGCGGAGTCTATGAGGAAGCAACTGAAAATTGTCCGGACGTACAGTGTCTGGACAAAGACGCATACGACAAGGAGGCTGAAATAGCCGACTTCCTTGTCAATTACCGAGAATAACTCTGCGAAACGAGGGGGCTTCGGCCCTCTCGTCACTCCCACAAGAGAAGGCTTCGGGAGTCTGATGAGCATGGCCTTCTCACCTTCCCTTGCCCCTTCTATTGTAGCACGTGCGCGTTGGGGGACAAAGCCGAGTGGTTACCTTGGTCGGCAGTCGAACTGAATCACCATATGTACCACCTAGCTTATGAATTGTAGTTGGTATGGATTGAGCCGTGTCTCGGTAGCAATACTATCAACGACTCAAGTACATTCTTATGTGCTTGGTTGTCGCTGGTTGTGTTGCTATTCCGAGGCACCCAGCTCATGAAGTATTAAAAATCTTCTCCCTCCGGAATGTGTCCGGCGGGGGATAAATATATGGAGGTTACTTATGAAGTTAGTGAATTTGACACCCCACCCCCTGGTCATTGAGACCGATAGGGGAAAATTAGAGATTAAACCATCCGGTACCGTCGCACGAGCCTCAGTGCAACAGGTGCCTAATGGAAGCATGAACGTTGACGGGTTTGAAATCCCCGTCGTGAAGACAGTGTTCGGGGATATCGAGGGTATCCCTGAACCAGAAAATGGCACTGTCTATATAACCTCGTCGCTGGTTGCATCTAAAACCAGTCGAACGGACGTACTGGCTCCCGACACCGGGAAGTCAGCAGTACGGGAAAACGGCAGAATCGTTGCCGTTACCCGTCTACAAGAGGCATAAACTCAATCAGAGTTGGGTGTGGTCATCCGGCTACACCCAGCTCATGAACTATGCACTTTTACCCCATATCCCTGTCGGTTCCCCACCGGCAGGGAAATCTTTTTGAAAGGGTGTGCACTTTGCGAAAACTAATCCTTATTTTCACTTTGTCTATGTTGGCACTACCATCCGTTGTTGCCAGTGTAGAAATCTTTTCCGGAAGGGGTGTTGTTGTGCGAGAAATATTCTTTGGTTTCTTAGGTGCTCTTCTTGCGCTCGTTCTTTGGAGCGTTAAGGAAGCACTCATTGGTAAATGGAAACGTTTTGTGAGCAAAATCAAGCCGACCGAGCCAGAGGTTGGTAAAAATTTAAAGGAGGATGATTTGAATGAGTTTGAATCAGAAAAGAATTGTTAAAGTAGATCCAGAGATTTTGGAATATAAGCGCTCACCACAAACTGTTAAACCATATAGGCGTGGTGGCGTGCTAAAGACGCCATCTGGCGAAACTGTTAACTGCGTGTACGAACAGAGCTGGCTCCCGATAAGGTCTGCTAAGACTTTCGTCGAGGGGTGGCAAATCTCTATACCTCTCGTCGATGGTAAAACTCAAACTAATCGAGAGGGAAATATTCTGAAATTTATTTCCCTCGTTCGCTTCGAATCTAAATAATATCCATCATCTCCCCGGGGACCCACCTGTCCCTGGGGAGGGTTACTCCGAGAATCAAGTTACTCAACGTGACTTGGTTCCCGAAGCAACCCTGAGTTACCAACTTTTCACCCCCTTTTGCCCTCTCACCACGCCTATCGGCGCTGGCGAGGGGGATTTTTTTAAAGTTAAGCGCATTAACGACCTTGAAAAACAAGTCGAGCCGTAGGTAACGACTTTGAATTTCGAGTCGAGACGCAACGCGTTAACGACCTTGAATCTCAGGTCGAGACGTAGGTAACGACTTTGAATTCCAGCCGTTGCCCAAAGGGTAACGACTTTGAAAAAGCCCGCGTTAACGACCTTGCAAAAGTCTGCGAGAAAAAGGCGTTGGGGGATGTACGATAGCTCTTATGTCTCAAGACAGTTAAGAGTGTTAGTACGGGGGTGGTGGGGTAATAGTCGCTGGTTGTGAAAGTGTAAGAGTATAGGTGGTGCGTGAGTAAATATGTAAAATACTTATCGGCAGTATCTTATATACTTACCTATGTACCACCCAGCTTATGAAAAGATCTCCCACTTCAGCAAGTGGCTGAGTGGGTAAAATATGTGGAGGTTGTCATGTGGAAAGTGGAAACATATATAGTAGATGACAATGACGTAGAAACATTCGAAGAAGAAATATTTGATAGCAAAAATGAAGCAATTGAATATATCGCTGGCGAGCACGAAAAAGTGCTTGCAAATCAAAACGCCGTGCATGTTACATTCAACGGCGAAGAACTCATGTATGACGAGTTCCACGTTAGCTACACAACAAAACTTGTGGAGGTGGAGTAATATGATGTTAATAGAATGTGATAAGTTAAGACTAGCAACAACATGGAAGGCTTGGGATCTGGCTGTAGGCGACTATGGTCATAGCGAGATCTCAGAAGACACAAACATCGCTAAGCTCGCAGCAGAATGTGAGCTGGATGCGATGCTGTTCGCTGGTTGTGATGAGTACTTCGTGGACGAGGGAACAACTCGCCACGACCAGGACGACGTTAACGTTTACGAAATTATATTCTACAAAGACGGGGAAGAATATAATAGGGTACCGGAAACAATTTGGGACAACGACTCAAATACCGATTGGCTTAAACGCCTCATTGAGAACGACGGTACTCTGAATACAATTTCTGCTAAAGAAAGATTTGCGAGAGAGAAGTAGTTCCGGGTGAATAACCCGGGCTGTTTTATCCCAGCTTATGATATAATATAAACAAGATCAGATCTTGAATAGCGAAAATGACATGAAATCGCTGAATTTGCGCTGAACTTACCCACTCGCATTAACGCCAACGGTGTTATGCGGGTTTGCGCGATTTGGCGATTGTGCTAAACGGCTATTTAAGCGCATTAACAACTTTCCTTGCGAGAATGGATTCTAAGGCGTTTTTATAGCCGGGGTAAGGTATTTACCCTTAGGAAATCGTGTCTTCTGACAATTACCCTTAGGATTTTGGGTGAATATGTTATCTAAACAGATAATATAAAGGAGGCGAAGGAAATGGAAGATCTTGACAACAAGGATATGGAGATAAAGTACTGGCCCTACGACACTGACGACAGATATTTCGTCTGCTCGAGATGTGGCGAGAAGATCTGGCGAAGAGGTAACTCCGCATTCTACACGTGTTCTAGTTGTGGTTGCTTCTATAGAGTCAGAGAACTCACGCAGGAAGAGAAGAACGAAATTATGGAGTCCGCCGGCGGAGGGTTCGAATGGTGGAAATAATTGCTTGTATAAATTCAGTCAAATGACCAAATATTTATGGGCGTACTCTGTCGCCCCACTGTGTAGGAAATTTGGCGTCAATAGACCTCAAACCCGCATGGCTCCGTGGAGCCTATTGCCCTTGAATTAGGTCGAACGACTGAATATTAGTGCTGAAGTTAGGCTGTTTTGCTGTATATCCGGTGCGTTGGGGGATCTATGAGGCTATACTCAGGGCGTTGTGTGCCTGTCTGTGAGCCGAATAGCGAGAGTGAATAGTATTCTTCCCCTTATTTACGTATATTCGTACACATTCTTGTAAATTTTCCACCCAGCACATGAAGAGATCAGCACATTTCGGCCAAAACTTCAATCCTCCAAAGTGTTTATACAGTGGTTGTGATGAGGGTTTAAGTGGCATTACGTGTGTATTTATGCAAGCTAGTGTTATGTAGTATGCGTAGTACTTAAGACTAGTATGTTATGTAATAAGGGTGTGTATTGTGTGGTGTAGGGGTTAGTGAGTATCGCTGGCCTCTGTAAAGTATTTGTTACTCATATGAAGGACATTTTATTTTGGAAAATGTAATGCAAATGCAGGATATTCTACTTTTAAAGGAGTGGTTTATGTGAAGATACTTGCTTTTGCTCCGTACTATCTAAACTGGCTAATGACTAGATTTAAATGCCTCGTTGAAGTTGATGGAGAGGTAAAACTGGTTGAGGCCGTTGGCGATACACCAGAAGTTGAGATAAAGTATATCGCCTTTGGTCAGAAAGCAATCGATAAATTTGTGAACGAGTTGTTGAAATATGCCATTAGAGATAAAGCGTTGAAATTTGAATGGAGAGAGGAAGGAGTTTCAATAAAGACTGTTAGAAAGCTCAACAACGCTCTTGGACTCTTGGTGAAAAAGAAAGATTTGAGGTACATCAAAGTATTTCCATTCGCTGGTGGTGAAGACGGCAGGACTATCTACCTGTACTTGCATCGAGATGTGAGAAAACAACTTAGAAAGAAAGCGATGAAAATATTAAAGGATAAAGAAGAAGTTGATATAACGTCTAAATATAGATTTGCTAATCGAAACGGAATAATGTATGTAGAGGAGAGTGATTAAATGCCTGAGAAATTGGAACTTATAGCGTCAATTTGCAACAAGAAGGATAAGTTCCTGAATTTTTATGAGACTATGGATGGCAGGATTATAAGTGCCGGACCTAATCCTGTCGATTCGGCCAAAAACCACACAAAAGTTGTTGCTTATGAGTGGTATATGGGCGATGATGTTGAACACATAAAAAAGAATATGGTCTTGACTCTTACCAGCAGAAAATGGGATCTGTCACGTGTATCAGTAATATCTTCATATGATAAGTCTGGATTGTATCTTGATGACAGCTACTGGATTGTCGTAGATAGTTATTATGAAGAGATATTCAGCAAGCTAGATAAAATAACAAGTACAATGAGCAAATATATGGATCCGTACTTTGATAGAACAGAAAAAGCCGTGTACAAGATAGATGAAAAATTGTGCATGGTGTATCAAAATAATGCATTCTCATTTGAGGAGGTTTGAGTATGGAGTGCTTATTAAGCATGACAAATGTTGACAATGAGCATATGTCAGTGTGGAAAACAAAGGAAGGAAAGTATATAGAAGCACATGCTTATTATCCCGCTGAAGCTGTGCTTGTTCCAATAGACAATTATGAGGAAGAAAAGAAACAGTATATTGAATCACTTGAATTAAATTTGCAAGACATGTTAGAAGAATACGATCGATACGATATTCACGAGTCGTCCGTAGAATTCAGCAGTACTTCCCATTACGATAATTCGTTCATTAATATAACCAGAAGATTTGACGAGGATCTATACAAGTGTGCGTATATCTTGTGTGACGCAAAGCTACATCCAGAAAAATATGAGAGCAACACAGCCATTGTTGTTAATAACAGATGGTCTGTGGAAATTGATGATAAAAGAGAACCAAAATTTGTGGTGTTATAGGAGGTGTGAAAATGAGACATTTGATAAGCATAACAGATCCGAGTTACGGACATAAAGGATTTTGGAAAATAGACGAAGGGTTATATATAGGAGTAGCAGCTTCTGAAAGCCCTATACACGCTTCTCTTCACCCAGTCCATGACTATGATGAAACTAAACGACTAGAGATCGAAGAAGTTGTTAAGCTCCTTGAAGACCCATATAACGATTTTAGTGAATTTGAATTTAACGATAAACATATTTCTATTATGGATAAAGGATACGATTGGTTATTAGAAATCAGCAGGGAATTTGACGAAGATTTATTTGAATCTGTCTATACAATATGCAAAGTGATAAAAAACCTGATGATTTTGAAGAAAACTCAGTAATAAGTGTTGGTAATAAATTTGCCGTAAAAATCAACACGAGCAAGAAACCAACATTAATAAAATTATAGGAGGTATTGGTATGGAAAAAATTTCTGAGGTTAGAAGAGAGAAATGTTGTGTTTTTGGTGGTGTGAAAATAAATTCTATTGTTCTTTATAAGAAAGACAATGGTAAGTATATGATAAAAGATTCGTTGCTAAAAGTTGATGATCTGGACTATCAGGCAGCGAAAGAATTGTTCTATAATAACTTTGTCAGCATTATAAGTGAACTTTTTACATATCCTGGCGATATTGAAGAATGTGAGCAGAACGATAACTTGAAAGGATTCAAGATGGTTATGCAGGATGACATGGTTAGAAATCTTACCTGCGTCTTGGTAAAGGATGATGAACTGCCAGAGATAAAAGAAGCGATTGACGAAATATTGTATATAAAGGAACATTACACG